AAAAACTCTTTTATCATTATTCTCCTGGCCAAAAGTAAGGCAAGTCATCTGGGACTCCTATAAAGTGTTGTGAATAGTGGTCTGGTAATTTACGAAGTAGGTTACTTTGGTGAGAAAGGTGAAATTTATAGTCACCAATCCAACCAGGCCTAGTTGTGTTTGTCTTAACAGAATCAACCAAATCAATAGTCTTTTGCAAGCATGTATCTTTGTAGCCACGACTAACCCACTCATTGCAAATTGCTTTTTGGTATTCTAGTAATGTAGTTTCATGACCTCTCCACATGTTTACTGCTGGATGACTTTGCCAACCGTAATTCGGATTAAGAATTGCGTTCATAATTTGCATTGTCTCTACACGTTGTTTACCAAGTCGTTGACGGTCCAATGATTTTGCTGACTTTTCAAAATCTGCGTATGGTAAAAATGTTTGCACTTACTGTTCCTCCTCAGGGAATTTCTTTTCCCATTCTTCAAGATTATATGTCATCTCTTTTGCACTTTCAAGAAGTTCTTCACTAGGCCTATCAGACATTACTTACCCTTCTTAGCTTGTTCTCTTTCGGTTTCACCGTCTCTAACTTCATAGTAACCCCTACGAATACCAACAAAATAAAAAGGGTTCTCCTTAATAGTTTTGATTGCAGTCTCATAACTACAATCTAGACTTGAAGCAATTTCTTTTGTACTTAATTGCTTAGAAAGGTTGTTTTGAACCCATTCTTTAAGTTCTTTAGTTTTATCTTGCTTTTCTTTCTTAGCCCAGTTTGGGACTTCACCGGTTAATTCTTCAATCAATGACTTACCAACCATATGGGATGTGAGTGTCTCAACTACATTAAGATTGTCTCTAAGTGCCTTAGCAATAACAAACTGTGCTCTTAATACTTCTTGGTTGTCTACTTCTTTAGGTTCCAACTCTCGGCTTCCTTCTTAAAATAGTCTTCCCAAAGTTCAAGTTGAGTAGGCATTTTTTTAATCTTACGATTCTTGTTATAAGGAGACATGACTACTTCTATCATGTTACCAACTTCAATTTGATACTTCTTATCACCAGGTCTAGTGCCGTCTTCTTCAACTGGTCGGTGGTCAACTGGTATGTAATAAACCTTGTCCCAATAGTTGTTTAGTTCCCAATCCATTTCCATTTGACATACTCTTAGAGTGTGGGCACTATCACGGTCCATCATATCTTTTCTAGCTTTATAAAGTTGATAAGCAGTTTCATCCATTGCCCAACGTTCACTGATTACAATGTCTGCTTTTAATGAACCCTTAGCAAGCATCTGACGGCGGCGTTCATAAATACAAGCAACTTGGAATGAATTACTTTCTGGAGAAAGTGATAACTTACCATCCCCTTGACCCCAACCTAAAACACTTCTAGTTACACTTCCTAGTGGTGCAATTGCTAGTCCTGGATAAGTTTCATTTATAACTTTTCTTAAAATCTTGGCAGCAGTTGTCTTACCTGTACCATGACTACCAGTGAATGTAATTTTCATGTTTTCCTTTTTAGATATTATAGAATGGTTGGAGGTGGTTGTTTAATACCACCTATTGTACCTTTTCTATATCTACTTCTGTGTTTCTTAATAGGTTCTTTAAATGCATCAATCCTAAGAATAATTAACTTCATTTGCCTTGAAGTCATTTTATTCTGTCTTCTTAATGAGTGGGCAATCTTTTGCAAATCATCTAAACTAAATCTTCTGTCCCCACCTTTGGTCCTTGTTATTACAATTGGTGTACCATCAGCATTTTGCCAATATCCAAGCCTTTCCTTCATCAAGAAAGATTGTGTAGTTAGGTCAAAGAAAGCGGCTGCCATACCTGCAGTAAAGACAGGGTCATCATCTCTTCTAATGTGTCTAGTATAACCGCTACTTGATTGGTCGGACATAGAGTGCTGTACGACTCTTTCCTGGTAGTGTTGACATTAGTATTTGTTCCATGCCTATGTTACCAACCTTAAGTTCTTTTTCCAATGCCTCTTCGTTTAGTTCCCAATATGCATTGGTTTCTTCTGCCCTTTTACCACCTGGATAAATTGTGTACTTTACAGTTTCAATGTAGTTAGTAATACTCTTGAACTGGTCCTCATCTAGGTTCTCTTTGAGTAGGTCAATGTCAACATTCAACTTACCACCAGATACTTCTTTAGAAAGTTTAACATTAAACTCTGGTGAGACAAGGTAACCGCTTTCTGCGTTTGAATCCTTGCCTTCAAATTCTAACTGTAGATTAATTGTACTAGTTACATAACTTTTAAGTGCAGTTTCACGACCTTCAGTAATATCCTTTACTGCACGAACTGCAAGTAGTTCATTTGTAAGACTGTTAATCTCTTCAACTGAAAGTACATGCACATCTGACAAATCAGTTGTACCTAATACATCTAGACAACTATTAAATGAATCAAGTGCATCTGAACTTACCGCAACTGAATTTTCACGTTGAACTTCAGCACGACTTTTTGTCTTTGCAACCTCTTCTGTAAATTGAGGTTCACTTACCTCAACTAAATTTTTCCTACTTAGGCGTTCTGCCAAACTTTTTTCCATACTATCTCCTTTAAATACTAACTACTTATAAATATAGTAAAGGTCGAAAAAGAAATCAACCCTTTTTTACTTCTAGGCTTTTACTAGTAACATAGTAAATGTCACCACCTACACCCATTGCTGTTTTGGTAGCATTTTTAGCTGCCTTGATAACATCATTCTTTGTCCATGGGCCTTCATCACCCAAACTACCAAATGCTTCTCCACCGCCTGAACCCATTGCCCATCTTCCACTAACTGGTATTGTTATAGAAAAATCTTCATCAATTGCAACTAAGTTATCTTCCCAAGCCATAATAATACCTGCACCAAAAGATTCAACTTTTCTAGAACTTTCTAGTGCACCATGGGAATCTAATGCTTCTCTTAATGCTGGGATTATCTCTTTAATAACAAATTTTTCTATATCATCTCTGTGATAATCACGAAATTCAGGCCAATCGGTCCAATGTTGGATTACTTGCATAGCACGAATACTACCACAACCACCAAAAACATACTTACGGTCTTTTTCAACCCATAATTTACCGGGACCTTCATCGCTTTTGTTATAGTCCCAAGAGATTTGTGAGTCGGCAGAAATTACTACACCGTCTAGTCTAGTTATGGCGGCTGCTAATACAGTCATGACTTAGTTTGCCAATCTGGTTCTGCTTTGTGAGGACCATGAGGACTTGTGTGAACCCACTGGTCATCATCTCCAATACGGTCCCAATCTGTTGCACTAGAACTATATTTAACAATTTCTTGTCCACAGTGTTTACATTCTGTCATAGTCTACCACTCCAAAGAGACCAAAAAGCTACTCCTGCAAGAATAGCACAAAAGATTATATTTTCTAACATTAGTTCCACCCACCACCAATACCAACCAATACAAAAAGAAAAAATGCTAATGCACCAAGAAAAAGTCCATGTACTAAGATATTAATGAATAATCCCATTAGTAATACTCATCCTCATCTGTAACAACTTCTTCTGTTACTTCTTCTTCTCCTTCAACAGTTTCAGTTTCTTCAACATCTTCAATTGCTGGTTCTGATTGTTCTGTTAGAAGACTATCAACAACACTTTTAAACTGTGGACCAACAACATTGTCCCAGAGTTCATTAAAGTAATGTTGAGTATTTTCATTCATTGCTTCAAAAGTAAGTTCAGCACCTACTTCTGGTTTAATCCAATCCCATTCACCCTTGGCATTCTTTACTTGAAGTGAAGCACCAATGTTTACTGATAATTTTAACATCTTATCCTCCTTACTATAATTATAGATACTATTTCATTTTATTTCAAGTGGATGGAGAGGGATTCGAACCCCCGAACAATAAAGAACTGGTTTACAGCCAGCCGCGTTTGGCCACTTCGCTACCCATCCGGTGGAGGAAGAAGAGGGATTCGAACCCTCGGTGGGCTATAAACCCACGGTTGTTTAGTAGACAACTGCCTTAAACCACTCGGCCATTCTTCCAGTAGGTCAATAGCACTCCTAGTATAAAGGAGGTGAAAACTAAGCAGATACTATTGACCAGCGCCCCCGGTAGGACTTGAACCTACAACCTGCGGGTTAGAACTCCGATGCTCTGTCCAGTTGAGCTACAAGGGCTGTTTTATTCAGTATAGTTAAATCAGTATTTAGAATCAACCACTACCAGGGCCATATGGATCTGTAGAAATTCCATTTGCCCTAAGTATTTGAATTGCCCTATCATAATAAGAACTATTCATAGCACCAATTTGAGGTGCTGCCTTTCTAATTAATGCGTAAATCCATTGTTGATTATCAGCTGGATTTTCAAAAGCAGCCAAATAGTTAGGACCAGCAGGAATGTTAGATCTTTCAAGTAGAAAACTGGCAGCCCATCTAAGTTCTTTATTCATATTAATCTTTTCTAATTAAATGGGATAGTTTATCTTGATTATCAAGAATATACTTAGGGTAAGAGTTATCCAATTCTACTGTTTTGAGTGTAAAACCACGTCCAAAAACATCTTCATTGTTGACCATACGTTTTGCAATTTGCTGAATAGTTTCTTCATTGTCATACTCCTCATGGGCATAACTTCTAATCTTTTTTTCAATTTGCTTTTCACCACCAAGAAAACTCCAATGCCAACCAGCATCAGGTAGTGTCATGCAAAGGTGTTGGGAATGCCTCATGGTTTCAGCATCCATCAAACGATACTTTTCCATACTACAAATTCTAGTTCCTGCCCAGGGTTCACTCATGTTTCTAACATTGAGATAGTATTGGTGCATCTTTTGTTCTAGTGCATACATAGCGGCTGGATTAAAATTGTCCCTTACCCATTCAATTGCTTGTGGGTCTGGTATTTCATCTAGGTCACTAGTCATAACAATAGAATCTTCGTTAATACCATATGCCCTAAGGTCAATTTGAGTTCCTCTTTGGAACCTGTCTCTTTCCCAGGTGTTCATTCCAGATGAGAACTCAACTACATAAGTGAATACCTTTGGATGGTCATAAGTTTTAGAAAGTAATTCTTTAGGGTCACCTTGAAAGGTGTGAGTTGCTTCTTTAATAATAAAGAAGTCAACCACATCTTCTAGGATTTTTACTCTAAGGTCTAATAGTTCTAATTCGTTATTAAAAAGAACAATGTCAACTACTTGTCTTTTTACTTCTTCCATTCTACTGTTCCACCCTTAAGAAGGTTAGCACTCTTAGACTTGTTAACTGCCTTGTTAAAGACATTTGTCCAGTCTTTCATAACATGCTTCCAAGTTAGTTCCTGGGCAAACTCATAAGCTGCTTCAACCTTCTTTTCTACAATTCCGTTCTTATTTTCCATAATTTCGATAATTGCATCAGCAGCATCTTCTACATTCATAAGTGGACGAATACGGTCGTTGTCATTTTCCTTAATAATCCAATGTGAAGGACTATCACCAGAACCTGCAACCCAACCACGCTTACCATTGTCGGTAATTTCTGGAATGCTAGTATTGTTTGGAACAACAATTGGTGTCTTAGTTGCCATTGCTTCTGTAATACTCAACCCCCAACCTTCACCCATACAGGTAGTTAGGTAGCAATCTGCAGAGTTGTAAAGTTGGTTAACAACTTCAATTGGGAATCCTGCATGTGCAGAGAATTGCCCTGGGTTAGGAAGAATCCAATCTTTTTGAAGTTCAAGGCCAAAGTTCTTAGATTGCTCAATAATACTTCCACCAAAGTCTGTTTCTTGCATGTGCATGTACAAGAATGGTTCCTTGTATCCACGGTCTCTAAGTTCTTTTAAAATCATGAAGGAACGACTAACATCTTTACGACCTTGATTACGATTAAGGTTCATAATAATAAAACGGTCCTTATTGTCACCAAAGAAAGCAGAACGAATTTGCTTCTTATCCTGTTCAGGAAGTGGGAAAAAGTTAGTTGTGTTTGTACCGTGATAGATAACGTCATGCTTTTCAGCCGCTGTTCCACTCCACTTAATACTTTCATTCTTTGCATATTGTGTATAGGCAACTGGGAAGTCAAATGAGTTAACACATTGTGTAACCCACTCTTCTTTTGGACCACAATCAAACGGGTAATAGTAAACTGTACTAAAACTCTTTGGCTTGTTACGTTGCACTTCAAGAATCTGAGGTGTAATTGGCAACATAATAAAGGTGTCCTGAACAATGAATACTACGTCATAGTCACCTTGCTGGAGTCGGTCAAGAAAAACTTGTCTTCCATGAAGGTCAGCGTAAGGACCTTGCTGTCTTAGTGCACTGATAGCAGGCCATACTTGTCCGGGCCATTGGGTTTGGTCAAAAGGTCCTCCGTCATAGTTAATAGCAACAACATCAATGTCATACTTTCCTGTTGCTTCTAGTTCTCTCATAATGTTACCCATTACGGTAGCGAACCCAGTAGCACAGCAGTAATCACCGTACGCCAATACTTTTGTTTTTGCCATTAGTTGTCTTCCTTTGCCTTAGATAGTTTGTTGATAATAATTGAAAGAATTGTTATTCCGTAAACTCCAAAGAAGGATTCAACCCCTACTTTAAAGTTCCAAAAATAACTAGCTAACAATGGTGCAAAGCATACAACAGCAATAATTGCTATTAGTAGAATTAAACCTATTAGGTTAATAAAAAATGAAACTAGTGTCTTCATTACTTGATCCAATCCTTTGGAGTTAGGGTACTATCATTATACGGGGTTTTATACCTCTCTATCAAGTTTCGGTTTTGGCTACCCCACTTTTTAAGGTAATACTCTCCACTCTTAATAGAATTGATTGGCTTAGTCAACTTCTTAGTTGTCTGATTGCCTAGGTGAATGTAAGGGATTTCATACTTTTTAATATTAAATCCAAGTAAAGTGATACGATAATGCATATCATTATCTTCCCACCAGCAAGGGTCAAAGTTTTCATCAAACCAACCACACTTTTCCCAGAAATCTGCTCTTACCATTACCATTGAGAAAAGTTCTTTTTCTACATACTTATACTCTGTATCTTCATCTGAGAATACAATCTCAAATGGTTCATCAAAAGTATCTCCTACATGTAAAGGAGCTGTTAAGACAATATTGTCTGATTCCTTACTCATTGCACTTACCCAGGCATCAATTGACCATGGTGCAAAAAGGGTATCATCATTAGCAATAATAATATAATCACAACCATCCATGATGGCTTGCTTCATACCATTGTTCCAGGCCTGAGACAAAGGTAGTTGATACCTATACTGAGGTTGGATGTAAACCTTTAATTCATTCTCTTTAGTTTTTGCACTATAGATAAGGTCAACTGCTTGGTCAAAATTATTTAGGATAGGAATAACCAATCCAACTTTAAAAGGTGAATTCCCCATTTTCCGCCGCTTTCTTAATTTTCAAATCATTAATGTAATCTCTGTTTGCTTTTTTACAAGGTTCACAAGGAACTTCTTTTCTTCCTAAGTGACCTTTATAAGCACTGTATGTACCACATACTCTGGCCTTTCGACCACGCCCTTGAATCTTAGTTCTGTTTTCTTCTTTTTCTCTTTTTGCTTCACTAACACTATACCAAAAAACTGTTTCAGGTTTGATAAGTATTATGTCTCTGTTCATCCTAATGGCAACTCTATCTTTTTCAGTTGTACCACCCCAATAACCATGGGCTTCATACTTAAGGGCATGTTCTAGGCAGGCATCCTTTACAGGACAAATTGCACATCTCTCTTTAATAACTTTAGAGACAACCGAACCTCTACCAGGATAAAACATATCTGTTGGTAGGTCTTTACAAATAGCATCACTTTGCCAACTGTAATCAATAACTTCTTGGTTTTCTCTTCTCATATAATTATAGAAGGGATATTGGTGAGAAGGAGTCCCCGGGAGGAGGAATCAATTTCAACTGCGACTCCCGGGCGACCCTGTAAATAGACCCATTTTCTGAGTCTGCAACTCCTTACCTAATATCAGGACTCCTTTACATTATCCTTTCCAAAATTCTCTGCTCTCTTAATTAAAGAAACCATATACTCTACAAACTCTTCTATGTCAGAAAGGTTTTCTTTCTTATCACTGTGGTCAACCATAATTGTCTTACCAATCATAGTAGAGTGTATCTTCCCGGACAAGATGTAGTCCATCAGTTCTCTTTGCATCTTGTCATACTTCTTTATTTTTTTCATACTTATCTTTCTTTCTCCCTACCAGCCGTGTCCGCAACCATATTGGTCGGGAACATAGCCACTCGAATTTATTTTTTTTGCTATATATATTTGTTCTTCTATAGAAGCATCAGCTGCATTATTAGCAAACTGACCACCACCATAAGAAGTCCAATTGTGATTAGTAATTCCTAGACCTCCAGAGTATAGGGGACCTCTGAGAGTCCAGTTATAACCGGTTTCACATACTGCTACCTTCTCCCACTTTAATACTATTTCTCTAGGGACAAGTCCTACATTTACTACAGGTGTTTCAATTTTTGTTGTCGTTGTTACTGTATTGTTGGTGTCCGCAGAAGCATTATTTACTATAAATAATGATATTGCTAAAACTCCAAGTGCAATTAAACGTGTCAAAATTACTCCAATGTTAGATTAATAAGAACATTTAGTTACTATAATTTCTCCTCTCGTTTGATTAATGAAGTATATAACAAGCTACTCTTGATTTCAAGAATTAAATAACAAACCTTTTGGTGTCATTTCAATGGTGTCATCCATATCTACATTCTCATCTACTACACCTCGAATGGCTTCTGCTTCAGATCTTCTTCTAAGAATTTTGCCATCCACCCGCTCCTCAATAGTTCCCACTGCGACTGGACGGTAGATCCAGGTATTACTAATGCCCTTTGAACGGGAATCTGCACGATTGATACGGTCTTTCCGTTGTTTGTATTCTGCATAAGTCCTGGGAATTTCGATGTTCCAAAGATATGGTGCATATAGATTTAGTCCTTCCTGACCAACATCACTTGTAAGTAACACTGCAGGACCTTTAGTTGAATTAAAAGTTTGAATGTTACGGGTTGTCTCTTCTGACTTCATACCTACACCCCAAATTGGTAGGATAGGAACTCCAGAAAATTTTTTCTTTAAAGCTTCAAGGTATGGGAATAGTGTCCCATGTGTCCAGAAAGTAAACAATACTACTTTTTCATTTGCTTCAAAAATTGTCTCAAGGTTACTTTCAATCAATTGATACTTAGCACTGTTTTCAATAGAAATCAAATCATCAAATTGTTCAACTATTTCTTTAGCAAACTTACTTTCACTATTCCTAAGGCCTTCGGTTGTGTTACAAATCATTCTTAAAGTATCAATATAGGCCCAACTTGAAACAGGGTTATCTGGATTGTAACGTGCCCTTGCCTCTTCTTCTGCCCAATCATAAACAATACGATCTTGGTCAGAAAGTTGGTAAACTATTCTCTTCGGCATACTTTCTGGAAACTGCTTAGCAATGTGGGGGTCACTTTTCATTGCAATGTGAGTCCAGTTTTCATGTTTCTTACCAAGGAGTGGTAATTTGGTACGGTCCCACTCTCTAACATAAAGTTCACGAACATAACCACGTTCAAATACCTCTAGTTCTTTAGCATAAACTCTTTTAAATTCATCTCTTGTAAGGTCACTAACCCCAGGGATACCAGGACTAATAGTTGTAAAAATATTTCTAATATTTAAAGGACTAGTTGTGTAAGGAGTTGCTGTTAGTGCAAGACATTTGGTTCCTTCATTCTTACTAAGAAGTGTCTCAAAACCTTCACTGAGCAAACTAGTTCCTGTATTGATTTTTTGTGCTTCATCAATTACAACTAGAACTCTCTTGCCTTCAATTTTTTCAAGAATTTGTTGAAGGTCAGTACGGGAATAATCCGCAACTTTTCCTCTTACTCCTGCTTTTTTAACCATACTAGGACCACGAACTTTTTCGTAGTTAAGAACTAATACTTGACTATTGTCTTCTTTGTAAAACTTGTGTCTTTTGCTTCTTTCAAGCTCACCAACTTTTGCAACTGAACAAGTAGTCATACGTTTAAACTCTTGCTCCCAGTCATGTTGTTTAATTTTTTTACAAAAAACCAGTACAATATCTACTAAATCTTCTTGAAACAACTTTTGACTTATTAAACAACTGAGAAGTGTTTTACCAGCACCTGTATCCCATTGGATTAAGATTCTGTTACAATCATCATTTTTTACTTGATTCCAGACCATGTTAAGGCCTATATTTTGAAAAGGAAATAATTTATTACTTAATAAGAAAGGTGATGATACATCAAAGTTATTAGTAATTGAATTATAAAGCTTATTATATAAAGTTTCAGCCTCATCATCTTGAAACTTAAAAACATAACCATCAGATTCAAGTTGATTATGAAATTCAACTAGTCTGTCTCTATTTCTTAGTGTACCATAAGGGTCAATATAGTTTTTATCTAGAGGTGTGAGAGATGAGTATCTTAATACTCCATTGAGTAACTCACTCTTCTGTATGAATACAGTATTCTGTGACATGGTCATAATTTTAATAGATAAACTCTATAAAATCAAGAGTTAATCTAGATAATATGGGTAACTTATGTTCATCAGAACACCAATATCGTATTGAGAAGGGTGTAGTTCTGACCTTAATTGGAATAGTGGTCTTTGAGCAGGTGTTCTCTTCCAACTTAGTTCATTTGTCTTTGGATCTCCTACATAATTAATTTGAGTTGTACTGTAGTAAGGACTTTGAGTATAATTAGGGACTAATGTTAAAGAAGAAATTTGTGCGTTATCTTGAAGAATAGTTCCTCTAAGTTGTATCTGGTTGCTAGGAGCCCTTAGATTAATAGTGGCATCAGGGTCATTAATTCCTGTGGTAATCCAATTCCAGTTATTCCCTGTACCATCTGAGCAATACTCCCATGTTACTGGATTATAGAAGATTCCAAACATTGCAAGGTCATAAGACTCTCCTTGGCCATTTGTTTGAGTTAGTCTTGTACTAAAGTTGTTTGAATTGTAGTAACCTGAAACAAGTGTAAAGGGAACTTCAATGTCAACCCAAGTGCGTGGTGGTATATTTGAAAATTGCTTGTGGGCAAGCTCAACACCATTTGAATAAAGTGTACATTTGTAAGTTCCAAAACTAGTATTAGGAAGGTATATTCTTGAAACTGCAGAAATTCTCATACCACTAGTTACCAAAGGCCGTGTCCATGAAGATGGTGTGAATCCACTTGAACCAAGGAAGTATCCTGCTTGACTTAAACCAACAGTTCCAGAAACTGCTATTGAAAAACTTACACTACTTGTATTAAGTGGTTGAGTAGTTGTAAATGTCAAGAATTGGTTTGCACCACTTATGTTTGTAGTGTAACCACTTGTTGTTACCCCACCAGCACCACTATACGTAACATTAGTAGTAACAGAACCTGAACCACTTGCAGTAATTATAAATGTATATCCTCTAAGTTGAATAGCACCCAAGGATGGAGTAACACTATAAGCATCAGAACCAAAATCTGTATTACCATAATCAGGTTGACCCCAAGAAACATTTGTTGATACCGGCAAACCAATACTAGTAACACCTGAAATAGATGCATTTGTAACAACACTATTTGCACTTAAGGGACCGGACCATCCTGTTCCACTTATAACAAATGCTTCTGCTGTAGTTAAAAGGTTTTGGCCTCCACCAACAACTGCCGATTGAACATAAGTTTGAACAGGGTTACCACTAGGTACAAAACTCCATACACCATAGTTTGTACTACCTTGTATGTTAGAAACAGTTGATATACCACTAGTAGTAATACCTAAGTTTGCAAGATTTGAACCTAGTAGTACTGTTTGGGCATTTGTCAAATAAGGAACCCAGTCACTACTTAAAGCAGCAAACTTAAAGCTTGGATAATTACTAAAAGTTTTTAAGTTTTTTGTTATTAGTTGTGTACCAGCAAGGCCTGTGTAACCCATACCACTAACAACCGAGTAGGTTACACCACTTATAGTAGTATTTATAATTGAAGGAGTTCTAAAAGTAGCTGTACTTGAACCACTTACAATTGTTGTTGTGTTATTTGTTAAATAATCTGTAAAGTCAGGGTAATCCATTTGAACTGTTTGGTCAGTACCATAAAGACTCAATGACTTAATACCTGTAAAATAAGCTTCATGCCAAGTTTGATTTACTGGAACTTGTTTGTAAATATGTTGTGTTACATAAGGGAATCTACGACTAATAAATGCAACATCAGTAACTGGGTTATATGTTGAGCCAAGGCCGGCAACACTTTCGACAGTCTTATAACTTACTGTGGGGTCAGTAATAGTTGTATTAGAGTTAACAAAATTTGAAGAAGAGTTATTCCCAATTGCATTTAAACTATTTAAAGTACTTGCACTTGCACCATAGAAGGAGTTTGAAGAAATATTTGTATTATAATTAGTAGTTGGTGTGACTGCTGAACTAAATACATAATTTTGATTAGCAATATCTGGGATTGCTCTTTCTGAGTTTGTATAAAAATTGTCAACCCAGTCAGGGAAAACACTAATAACTTTTTGGATAGAATCTAACTTTAAGTCATAAGGTTCTGGTGTAAGTTGAGTGAATTCAAACTTTAAATAACGAGCAGAAATTGTAGGCAATTGATAAATACCTTTTTTAAGCCTAAAGTCTCTTTGAACAGGATACCAGTAACTATTATCAAAAGAATAGTAAAGATTAAAAATTGTCCCTGTGTATAATGGGTCTATATACATTTTATTTATAGACTGTAAAGAACCCATATCAATTACAAAATATACAACTGAATCTCCTACAGGTTGTGGGGAACACTTCCAATAAGTAGTAGAGTCATTATCATTAATATTATTGATACTGTAAACAGTAGGGTTGTAATTTTCTACAAAACCAAGTATACTTTGCGTTGTAATACCAGAAACAACCGTGTTATTAACTGTTATATCCTGTAAAGTTTGAACATTTAGTTTAAATAAAAAGTTACTTACACCAAGTTGGTATTGTGTATTTGTAGGCCTTTTAGTAAGTACAAGTTGAAGTGAAGAGTTTGAAGATGTAAGAAGGTAAGTTTGACCTAAGGGCACAACTATGTATTGCCAGTAATCTGTGTTATACTCAGTTATAGCACCAGTTGATAGTTGGGTTGTTCCGCTTGGTGTTATAAGATTTAGTGTCCAATTAACAGGAACTTGAAGTAAACTAAAACTAACTGTATTACAGTAAGTGTCTCTGTTAAATTGAAAAGCTAAATTGTAAGTAGTATTTACTTGGTCATCAACTATTCCTGAATACCATTCATTAACATTTGGAGTCTGGGGGAATGAATATGCACCAATATTACTAGTTTGGTTAGTTAGTGGGTCTTGATAAGTATCTGTAGTTTGAGTAATTGTGTCAATAACTCCGGTGACTGCATAAACACCGTCAACTATCAATCCGTCCACTGTCATTGGTGGATTACTACCATTTAAGTAAGTTTTTAAAGGATTTAATTTTTTAGGGTGTAGTGTCATTATTGAGCTCCAAAAACTGTGCTTGTAACGGGCAAGGTTGGTGCACCAAGAGGGTATTGTGTAGTATACGAATTCAAAGTTTGACCACTTGCTGTAACTGGTGTTATGGTAACAGTTGATACATTTGTAGTAACATCAATTGAAACTTCTTGAGAAGTTGTAAAAGCAAAATTAGGTGCGGTTATAGGTTTACCATTTTCTAACCAATATCTTGTATAAACAGAAGGACTTTGATTATTAATTGCATAAGAAGGGGTATTAATATTATTAGCAGTAACTACTCTAGTAAATGTAAATAGTTCTGAATTATCAGAAATTGGTGTGTAGGGTACAGGAGAAAAATTATTTATATTTCCAGATACTTGAGTTATAACTGTACCAATTGGTGATACTTTTTTTAATGAATTAAGTATTGCTGTTCTTTGAACGTTACTTACAGTCAACCCACTAGGAGCATTATAAACAAGTATTGTTTCTTGAGAACCAAAACCATTACTCCAACCATTTGCACTAACTACACCGCTTGCTGTAGTCCAGTTTTCAATTACAAGTGCCTGAACTTGTGCTGTTGCTTCAGCGGTTGCCTGAATACCTTGAACAGTCCCACCTTTTAATAAGGCAGTCATTAAAGCAATCAATCTTTCACGATAGTTTGAGTCTTTAATAAAGACATCATTCCATTGTTTTGGTGTAAGTTGGTCAGTAAATGGGTTTACAGGAGTATTGTAAAATTCAGTAGTAAGTCTAGGAGCATTAAGTAATTCACCAATTGTATTTTCTAGATCTGAAAATTGAACATATTGTTGAGTTAATCTTGCAGCTATTTGAGATGCTGAAAGTTGACCTGTACCTGCATTTCCTAATAGGGAACTCATTAATATTGTTAATAAGTCTCCTGGGTTAAAGTCATAAACATTGTCTGGGAAATTTCTAGTTTTCCAAGAAAGTGTTTGACTTATATTTAAGGGTAGTGAATTACCTGTAGCCATTAGAAGTTATTAACTCCAAATACTGTATAGTTTATTTGCCAAACAGTAGGTAGTTGATTATTTGCTAATAGTATATCTTTAAAATATGGTCCACTAGAAATAGTGTTGTCTATATTATAAATTGAAATACCATAATTAATTGGGTTGTCTGCTTGAGTTGAAATTCTAATTGCTTGTACTCCAGTTGAATTTGCGGCTGCACTTAGTAAAGAAGCAATACTAACTGAAGAACCAAAGGTTACAGAATTTAAATAATTTGTAACTGCATTTTGAATAGATGTGTTAGCAACAATTGGGTTTGTATTAGGAGTATAGACAACTGAGAAATTTATTGCTAGTGGCAAGAACTTTGCTATATGAGTTAGTGTGTTTGAACCAACAACTCTACTTTGTTGAGAAAGATTGTCAACACTTACAACATCTGCATAGTAACTGTGTGAAATAGTTCCTACCTGGTAATTAACAGAACTAGGATAATTGGTTAAATAACTTCCTGTAGGGTCAACTGCTTTTAGGGCAACACCACCTATGTCTAATATACTTCCTGCAGTTTTTGTATTGTCATAGACAGGGTATGAAACAGAAACCCAACTAGTATTATTAGAAGCGATGTTACTTGTAAGGTTATTTGCAAGAACAATTTGGTTAGGGTTACCAGGAATCAAAGAAGTAATATAGTTTCCTGTTCCAATTCCAGAAATTGTATTGTTCCCGTAAGTACCACTAATTACCAAACCTACTTGCAATCCGGAGATTGAAGTAGAAGTATAAAGAACATTTGTACCTGAGAGGCCAGATGCTACTAAAGTTGTGCCATTTGTAGTTACAGGGTCAATTGCAATTGGGAAACTTATACTTCCAAAAGTAATATAACTTGGAACATTCCCTGAAACAACTTGGTTAGGAAAGTTGGCAATTGGATCTTGGGTAAAATTAATATAATAGTCACCAACGGTAGGCATAGAACCATTTGCTTGAACAAAATTATTTGCTTGGTAAGAACCACCAAGACCACTTGTAGTAATTGTATTACTAGTTACCATTACAACTTGTTCTGTTGCGGTTTGGGTATTTGTACTATTAATAAAAATATCAACAAAATTAGAGTTTAGTATTTGACCACCTGAAATAATTGTTCTACTACTAATTGGTGTGTAAGTAGATTGAAGTTGAACAGTCGCCCCGGTATAAGTTGCAGGAGAGTTATTTGGTCCTGGTATGAAAGTTACTCTAGGAGCACAAGTTCCACTAATATTTTGGTAATAAGTGTAATCAACATTTCTTGTAAATATAGTTTGATTAGGTGAATTTAAGTTAGTACCAACAACTTCATAACCTGCCGGATAACTAAATTGTGAATCTGGAATCTTACTATAGATAGTATTAACAGCGGTAGTATTTGAACCACTAGTAACTATAATATTCCAAGGAATGTTTTGGTTAAAAGTTACAGTAACACCACTTGATACAACAGCGTTGGTACCAGTTACTGTAATACCAATTGTATTTTGATAATTCAAAGAAATGCTATTTAGTAGACCACTAATAGCAGTTGCAACGTTTGCAAAAGTACTTGTACCATTTAAAGTAGTTGGTGCAGTACCAGAATAGACATAAGCAATGTTTAAGTAACCACTTGCAGTAGGTGCTGTTCCTGAAAGGTTATAGTTCGTTCCGTCATAAGTAACAGTTCCTGTATAAATACTAGCAGGAGTGGTACTTGAAATTGGTATAGAAACATTTGGTTCTAGTGTTCCCAAGTAACCTGAAGCAACCAAACTTCCAGATATTGCTATAAGTTGTGCTTGGGTTTGCAACCCAATATTAAAAGCTGCTGAACCACTAATTACTGTACCAATTTGAAGATTTTCAGAATAATTTTGTTGAGCATTAACTATATTAGTTTGAGTGACAGAAGGATTTTGTTGAGCAATAGATTGAAACTTAGAAATTGTCCCTGCAAAGTTAGAGAAAGCAGTGTTTAAGAATCTTTGTTGAAGTTGACTATCAGTTTCAGTATCACTACCACCTGAAAGTGGGTAAGTATTAGTTACTGTGGTTACACCTACCAAAGGACTTGTAATTTTAGTTATGGTATTTGGGTCTAGGTTATTGAAAGAACCAGGAAGTGTTGAAATAATTGGAACATTAACACTTGTTTGACCACTTGCTACAGTTGCAGGGCTAGTTGTTGTAAAAGCAACATTGGTAAAGTATTGATTAAGGTTTGCTGAAACTTGGGTGCCTAGCGGGACATCATAGTTTTGTACTGCAGGACTTGTTGTGCTAAAAACAGCAGTACCAATGGAACGAGTACCAAGTTGTCTAGTAATACCAAAAATGTTTACAAAGGCGTCAAGTTCTGAACCAAAATAACTTGTAACATCCAAACCATAAGTAAGCAGAGTTGAGTTATTGGTAGCATTTGCTATTTCTTGTGCTACTGACTCCATAATCTTATAAGTAGCACTACCTACAGTTGTGTCCCAAGTTGGGTCAGAAACTGAAAGTGAGGTTAATAGTCTAGTTAATATAGTATTTGTATCAGCCATTGTTAACCTGTATTCCGTTTGGTGTGATTAATAGATTTAGTGCAAATTGTTGGCCATTTAAAGTAGAAATAGCAACAGTAGCATTTATAAAACCAGTTCCTTGTAGAACAGTTATGTCTCCAACACTTTGAATAATTTCAGACTTGTTATAGTAACTTAATTGAGAACTTTGTTGAAGGTTTTGAAGATTTTGAAGTTGCTGGGCAGAATAAAGTGAAATTATTCTTTGAATTTCTGCTTGAACTTGAGATAAGGTACTAGAAGTGATTGGCCCACCAATCATTGAATAAAGTGTACTACCAAAGTTTGGTGTAGTATAGCCAATACCGTATTGTTCTTCTAACCAGAGTGCTAAGTCTTGGACTAATTTGTTAGAGCCTACAACAAATTGAAGTCTTCCACCACTATCTAGTACAAGATCCCCATTGGAAACTTGCATGCTTTTCATATTACTTCCTTAAGTTTAGATGTTGAGTACATTAAGTCTTGATAATCTTGTAAACTACAGCATATGGCTGCATATTATTGTGACCTGAAACACTAGTAATTGCGGTGTTGTTACTGGTGTTAAGTCCGGTTTGAGCAGGAACTGTAAAATTAAGACCAGGAATAGCTACACTACCACCAACAGTCATTGCAGGAATAGAAAGTGCAGGTATAGAAGCACTATTGACAGTGAGTGAAGGTACAGTAAAACTTGCACCAGATAGACTGTGGGTGTGACCAGAGTCACTAGCAGAAGTAGTAGCACTAGAAGTAATACCTGTTGTTGCAGATTGAGTTGGGTTAGCAGTACCAAAGTGATTACTAGGGGTTCCGCTACCATAAAGGTTTCCACCACCACCAGTATTGTATACCATAAAAGCATAAGATCCAGCACTATGTGTGTGACCAGGATCTGATATACTTACACTTGTACTAGCACTAATATTAGCAGTACCACTTCCTGTACTTCCTGAACCAATAGTACCAGCAGCCGCTACAGTAGTAGTTGAACCTGTGGTACCAGTTCCTGTACTATAAGTACTACCTGGGATACTAAGACTTACACTAGAACTTGTACCTGTACTAGTTGTTCCTGTAGAACTTGGGACTGTAAAGGTATGAGTGTGGACATTGAGAGGAGTTTCTCCACTTTGGAGTGTGTGCATAAACTCTCCGCCAAGTGCAGCAAGAGGATATGCTGTTCCACTAACTCCAATTGTAACTTTACCTCTTAAGTCTGGAACATTAAAACTTGCACCAGAACCACCCCAAGTATAGGCAATTGCGGAAAATAGAGTAGCGTAAATTGTTGTACTATAACTTGCACCATCACAAATTAAATAACCTGTAGGTACATTTGCTGAAGGACCTGCAAAATCAATAACTGTTCCGGCAGGAATACCTGCACCTGCACTTGGTGTTTGCCAAACAGGCGTTGGGACTGTACCACTTAAAGTTAATACTTGACCACTAATACCAACAGGATATTGAGCAGTCCAGGTAGGTGTTGTACCACTTAAAGCAAGTATGTAACCACTAATTGTTGGACCAGGTAATCCACTAACTGAAACTGAAGATGACCAGATAGCACCGCTTATACTAGTTGAAGTGAGAATTTGTCCAGTAGAAGTTGGTACACCACTAATAGTAACACCGTTAATTGTACTAACACTAATTTGGCCTACATAACGACTTAATCTATATGCAGTAGTTGTATTTTCAATAAACCAAGTTTGACCTTGTTTAATCATGTCTGAAGTTACACCGGCAGGCAAAACATCCAATGCAATTTGATATTGAAAACCTCTATTGTCTTGCCCTGTAGTCCAAAGAAGACTATTAAGTGGGTTTATATAAGGGTCATTTAATATAGTTACTCGTCTATTTGTTGTAACAACTGTAGAATTAGCATTAAGTACCATAATTAACCTACTTGTGGTGGGAAACCATAATGAAGTAATGAAGGTTTACTTGTTAATGTTTTCCTATAAACTGGACAAGTAACATTTGCAATTGTATAAAAACCACTTGCTCTATCACCTTGATGTTGAACACTTTGAACGTAGACTTCAATACCATGGTCTTCAAGCCTAATCCTCATACCAGGATAAAGTTCAGGCATAAATGAAAGTCTAATTGTTGAAGAATATTGATTTGCCCAACTTTGCATAAACAATTGCCAGGCATACATAAATTCTGTGACATGACTACGAATCATTGGTTGTTCTTGAACAAGAGGCCTCATACCGTATCTAGCAAGAAAATTATTTGCAAAATTTCTTCCTAATTGTTTGTAAAGAGCATCTAGTGCGGTAGTTGTTGCATTGGGACTATCTGCAGTTGCAAAACCAAATAATATTGCCATAATTTCTGGTATTTGAACAGAAATAATACCGTTACTTTGCATCCAATCAACTAAACCAACACTTGTTCCTAAGTTTACTTGGTCACCACTAACTGCAATGTGAGTTACTAATTTAGTGTCATCATGGTAAATAGTAAAATCAATAATTTCTATATCATGGACACTTAGTGAGGGTGCTTGACCGTAAAGACCAAAATAATCTGGGAACCATGCTAAGAAGTCACCATTAGGAGCACTTTGAAATTGCCTCAAACTACTTTGCACCATTGTTGCAACACTTTGAAGTACAGGTTGGTCTGTAACAAATGCTCTTGGTGTACCAATAAGTGCTAATGTATTTTGGTCAATCTGTGGTGGTTGAAAAGTTATATTAAAGTTTGTTCCAGTATTGGTAGCTGTTGTAGGAAGATTACCATTTGTTGGGTTGTTTACAGTTCCTGTAGATGCAGGGCCACCTTTCCATGTACCATAAGGTGTTGGAACCCAAATACCAGGATTTGTGTATGCCCTAGGATTAGTGCTTCCTACACCCCAAGTTCCTGCTGCTTTGTGTTGATAGTGACCACCATCCCAAGGGCATGCTTGAACTGCAGTTTTAAAAATGTTAATTGCACTACCTAAATCTTTTGGTGCACCAGGTGTATTAGCACTAGGCAATGGTATGTCTGGTATTAATTTTTTGTTACTATCATATTTTTTGGTAGGAGTGTATGTACCATTAGAATATCTAGGCCTACTATCAAATACTGCACCAATTGCCCAATAAATTGAGGTATTCATTTTATAACCCCACCATTGAGCTGCAGCATCAAGTGATTGAAAAGCAGCACCTGGTGTACCACCTCTACCTACAGCAGAGCCTAAACTAGTATCTGTATCACCAAGAGGATTGTAATAACAAGCCCAGTTATCAGCATTTTCTAGTGTAATCCAAAGATTAATGAGAGCGGCATTATTATCAGTGTTTGGGAAGCCACCATATAGTAAACATAAGTGAGCCCAAGAAGTACTATTGTCATATCTCCAAGGGGATATTGGAGCTTTGTTCCAAGGAGGAGGACCACCTGAGTTGTTTGCACTACTTGGTGTGTTCTTTGTAACTACAGTATTAGTATCACCTGTAGAACTTGTAGTTGTTGTTGAAAGTTGCCCACCTTGGTTAACTGTTTGACTAGTTGTAGTACCACCTTGAGCAAGTGTATCGCCTAATGAATAACCGTAACTTTGAAGTTGACTAACAAGGGTTGTAGTATCCTGAGGACCTTCATGAACTTTTGTAGGGTCTGCCCATGCTAGGGTTACCCTGATATTATTTGACAAATAAAAATCACCAGTAGTAGAAGTACCAGTAGAAGTTTTATGCTTCCCAACATTTTGGGTAACCGGTGTCCCTGCTAGGTATTCCCATGCGGCTCTACTAAGAACAATATTGTTTGCTGTGTTACCTGCAATACTTGCTTTAACTACAACTTGTTTAGCATTTGCAATACTAGTAACAAGTATAGGTCTACCATTATCCCAACCAGAACCTTGACCACCAAGCCAATTTGCCGCTTCAGCTGCATTACCAATATTACTAGTAAAATAAGGCCAAGAAATTACACACCAATAATCTGGATCTTGCCTATCAGCAGAAACAGGTTGAGGCTTATTACTACCATTTGAATAATAATCCCAAACATCTTTAACTGATACAGTTTGAGCAATAATACCAGTTGGTCCGTTAGGGATTGTGTATCCTAATGCACCACCTTGAGCACCATTAAGTAGTGTACCCGGTGCCATAACAGCATTTGTTGATACACCGTTAGGAATTGTAACTGCTTGAATTTGGGTAGGATCTAAACCACTATAAGTAATATTTGTTTTATTAATACCGGTACCAATTAAGTTATTACCACTAATAATTCCGGCACCATCAAGTGCTTGCATCAATGTTTGAGCACCGTCTTGAGATACATAAGGGGTGTTTGTATTAATTAAAAAATTGTATGTTTGAGCAGCATTTGCTATCCAACCTGAAGGTATAGATGCAACATGAATGTTAGGCAATGGGATTCCTACAACATTAGAAAGTACATTAACAATACCTTGAGCTGCACCACCATCACCCCATTTTGAAGCATCAGATGTTGAGGCCATAAGCATACCAGGCATTAATGACTGGAAGGAAAGGTTATTAACATCCCAAAAACTGTTTTGAATTTTATAAATAGTGCATTGTGCCTCAAAAGTTACCGGTTGAGGGACTAAAGTAATTATAGGAGCATTAGTTATATAACCTGTAAAATATTGTAGATAAGTATCTCTTTTTAGATATATAACTACTTGGTCCATTGTTTCTATAGGGAGTGATGTTTGACCACTTGCTATAGACTCAGGAGGAAGTGTGTACTTCCACCCTTTATTTACTAAAGTAAAATTTGCATTACTTGTAGAATTTGTTTGTCTAGTAATTGAAAAGTTGGTTATATCTTCTGAAACATCTATAATTTCAAAATTACCGTCTTTGTCTTTCTTTGAAGAACTCTTTACAAAAATTTTTATATCTGGTGAATAAAAATAAGTTCCTGTAGTTTTTGAAGCCGTCATCCTGGAATCCCATCTATATTGATTCCATTACCCATGGTTATATTTACCCTGGTCCAATTTTGACCTTGTTGAAGGACAGTATTAGCGGTTGGTCTAAGTTGTGACAAGTTACCTTTAACTACAATACTTGAAGGAATATCATTATTACCATTTTGAGGAGTTAATACATTCATTACATATTGAACAGAATAAACTGCTTTAAAACGGTCATATTCTTTAGCAACTTGTAAAATCCATCCTTGATATTGTAATGGTTGTAATTGCAAATTGCTTTGAACAGGATTACTTGCTTTATAATCTGGACCTGTTGCAGTATTTGTAAGTTGGGTATAATCAATAATCCTTGAAAGATTATTATTAACCAAACTATTTGCTTTAGCAGTTGAATAAGTAGAACCTGGTCTAGAAGTTATGTCAAGGTTGGTAGTATTTGCAGCTGCATCAACAGGGTAGTAATTATTGAAATAAGTAAAATTCATAGGTGGAGGACTAACAGAAGTTGTTGCGCTCAACTTTTGATGTGCCCTTAAATCATTATGGAATTGTTGCATTGCTTGAAAACCGTTGTAATCATATTTACCAGCGGTTGTATTTCCAGTTACTTGTAATGGCCAGTCAATACCAAAACTAATCATCATTTCAGATCTACGAATTGGAACCCAAACAATTGATTGGTGTGTCTGAGCACTAGCAAATTGAGTTTGTGCAGATGTAGAAAAGTTAGTAATCCATAAATCATAAGTAGTTGTAATTAAATTTCCTTTAATATCAGAACCTGTTGAAAGGACAATATTAGAATTACCACCTCTATTTAAATAATTATTAGCTGCATTTGTCATTGTTGATTTCCCAACCAATCATTAAAAGAAGAAGCAGGGTTTGGGTTTTGACTTTGAAGAATGATACCCTTACTATTACTCCATGCAAAACCGTTCCAAGTAATAATTTCTTCATCTGGATAGTAAATTGGTTTTGAAACTAAGCAATCACTGATAGGTTTTGAATCTGCCATATTATACGTTGTAACTTGACCCTACATTAGGGGTATTTATAATTGTTTTTGCATCACTGGAAGTTGCGGCAAAAGAGTTAGCAAGTTGTGCAACACTCAGTTGGTTTACTGAATCAAGTCCTTGATAAACTAAGTTTAGTTGGCCTGTTATAGTATTACCAACACCTGCAGAATAATTAAAAATATTGCCTACTTCTTTTAAAGTTTTTGTTATCAATTGGTCGGTAACATTATTGTCTTCTATTTGAAAAGCAATTTGATAAGGATGAGTTACAGTTGTATAATCAATTCCCAAGTTAATTGTTTCAATATAGACACTTTGAGTAATAGTTCCATTTTCAGCAAAACTTGCAGGAATTACAAGTGTGGCGGCTGCTTTTGATTGAATTTGATTAGTTTGCATTTGCTTTAATTGAGAAAACAAATACATTAATTTAGGCCTACTGCCTGCATCTCCAGAAAAGTTCATTTGTTGAGTTGCAACAGAAAGTATTTGAACTACACGACCACCGTAAGTATCAATTATTTGTTTGTTCAAAATATAGTTCCACATAACATTATTAGGATTATATGGAAGTGCTATTGTTTGAGTATTTCCTAAAGTAAGGGTAGCAACACTTGTCATTATGGCATCCAACCGGTATTTTGTCTAGTATTGACATCTAATCCCATGCCTGCAAGCATTTTAAGTTGTGCATTGGTAAGTTTTTGTGGATTATTAATTAACTCAAACAAAGCGGCTGCCCTTGGACCAAGTTCAATTTGCATTTGATTTTGAGTTAATGTACCATTATTAATCCCTTGAAGTGCTGTAACACCAAAAAGATCTCCTACAGACTTAGAAGAACCATATTGCTTTTGACCAAGTGGGCCCCATTGGATGGTACGAAGTTTATCTTTACCTGAAAGCATATCTTGGAATATTTGCTGTTGTTGCTTTGCACTATCGTATTGTATAGAACCAAGAGTTTCCCAATTGCCACCAACATTTACTTCTGCTGTAAGACCAGTTTTTGAAAGATTAGCAGATGCTCCAAGTTTTCCAGCTATTGCACTAATTGAATTAGTAATACCTGTTTCACCTGTTTTACCGCCTGTTAATTGATTATACAATTTTGTAATACTTTGAGCACTTGCACCAGATATACTCTCTCCACTACCACCATTTGTCATTGCTTTAGTTATCCAATCTCTTGCAGCTTGCGGTGTCCATTGAGCACCCTTACCATCAGGACCCATTGGCATAAGTGATGAAAGAATTACATAAATTTGATATAGGTTATTATCAATTGCAGCTTGAAGGCCTGGCATTCCAGGATAAATTCCAAGACTGTTCTTAATAACATTTAAAACTGCAGTATTGGTTGCACCAGCAAGTGCTGCTGCACCACTTTGTGTACCCATTTGAGAAAATGCTTGTGTAAATGACATACCAGCGGCTTGTGCTGTAAGTGCAAGGCCTGGCATGGTTTCAAGCATCATACCTGTACCACCAATATCTTGTTGTCTAAGATAAGTATTTGCTTGTGAATTTCCTACATTAGCAAGAGAAATACCAGCAGCAAGGTCTGTTGCCATAGCACCTTGAAAACCAAGACCACCAAGTAGATTTGTAGAATAAATAAAATTAGCTCTTAATTGAGAAAAACTAGCACCTGTGGTAGCACTAGTATTAGCTAGTCCATTTAATGCAGTAGTTAATTGTTGAACAGTAGCACCGGCAGCAATTACTGAAGAGTTAAACATTTGCAAACTCTCTTGTGGGCTCATACCATATTGTTGATATGCACCACTAGCAAACCCTGTGTATTGGCCAAGTAACCCTGCATTTGGACCTGTACCACCATTAAATAAACCGTTTACATCTCCTTGAAAACCAGCAGAAAGTCCAGTCATTTGAATTTCTTTAGCAGCACCATAACTTAGACGTGGATTAAATAGTGTATTAAAAAAATCGTTGGTTTCCATACCAACCATTTTACCAGCATTATTTTCACCAGTTAAACTACCAAGAACTTGACCTTGTCGGTCATAGGCAGCATAAGCATTGTAAGCTTGCATACCTAAATAACCAGCAGCTGCAACTGGTGCAAGAGCAGTTGCTGCACTACCAAGTGCTCCTAGCAAACCTGCACTACCAGCTACTCCAAGACCACCTGCAGCTTCAGCAGCTATAGCAGCCCCTCCAATTTCTGGCATAACACTAGCAGCAACACTTTCAGGAAGCATGGCTGCTTGTTCGGCAGTCATTGGACCAATACCTTGTTCCATCATAGCTTGTGTAAAAGCACCAGAACCTGGACCACCAAACTCAGAACCTGGGGTACCAAAAATACGTGGGTGCCTACTTACCATACCACCTAATCCTTCAGTTACCCTACCACCTGAAAGTCTATCAATGTATCTACCAAGAGCAGCTACTTTACCACCAGGCATCCAATAATTAATACCCAGCATTTTTTTAGCCATTGACTCACCATATGAAGTTTGCATTTCTTCATGGCTTAAAATACCTTTTGTACTTACTGGAGCATTGGCTCTACCACTACCTCTTCTACCTTTTCCACCACCAGTATTACCCATCATAGTGGCAGTTACCAAGTTGTCTAGTAAACTACCCCCTCCCGACATACCAAAATCGGCAGCAGTTGCTTCAGGTGCACCAGGCATACCATAGCCAACATTTGCACCACCACCATCAACTACACTAGCAGGTGTTGTACTTGAAACACCTGGAGTATACCCTTCACCACCACCACTTAGACCAGAAATTGCTCTGTTAATTTCATGGGCATTTTGTGCCATGTCTCTGAAGTTAACATTTGATGAGGCTGAAAGTTCTTTAAGTTGCCTAGCGGCTTCTAGGATTCTTTCTTGTGTTTCTGCAAGTTGCCCTGCAGTTTCAAGCATTTCTCCCTGGGCAGTATTATAGTCTTGAAGTTGTTTAGTTGCGGCTTCAATACTTGAACCCCAGTCTTTTAATTGACTAGCAAGTGCAGCGGCATCTTGGGTAGAACGGTCAATATTATTAAGATTGAGTTCAATATTGGCTGTAATATCTGATGAGCCGTACCCACCCATAATATTGTCTGCCATTTTTATCCTATTCTTCTTCTCCTAGTTGGGAGACATCTATACCGTGGAATTGTTGTAGGAGTTCCAAGTCTCTTTCAAAGTCTTCATCTTTTTCAAGATCTTTGTGAGCATTAGAAATTGCGGAAAGAACTTCTTGTGCCTCTTCAACTGTTTCTGGAGTTTTCCAGACAATTTCTGAGTAACCAAGATTCTCTTCAAGTTGGTCTTCTTTCGCCCTCTTATATTCTTTGTAAGCTTCTGGGCGGTGAATTAAGAGTTGTTGTTCAAACTTTGACTCTTCAAGTTCTTGGTTTTTTCTCTTCTTTAAGATAAGAGAAATTAATAGTAGTTTTTCTTGTACTTCACTTAAGACTTCTTTGTTAAAGAACCCTCTTTCAAGGGCCATCTCAATGTGATACTGAAGATACTGATCTACTTCCCACCTTTTGGGGTATCACTGATCTCTTCTTCATCTTTAAAGATAGGGGTGACTGTAGAATCCTTAGGAAGAATTCCAATCTCTTGAAGTACCTTAAATACCTGACCTTCTAGTTCGTCAATTTCTGCGAACAGAACATCAATTACTCCGTCATACCAACTGTTGATGACGTACTCAAACTTCTGTCTAAAGGTGTTAGTTCCCTTTACAGAAGGAATTAACTCCCTACCATCTACACTCTCAAGACCTGCGGCAACAACTGCTGCTCGGTAAGCTCTACCGTATCCTACTGTGTCTTGATAATCCTTGGTTGCTAGTGTAATTTCTAGCTTTTCATTTACCGTTAGAGTTCTTACTACAAAAGTGTGAAATGGGATTTTCTTAATTTCTTTGTGCAAGTACCCTAGGTACAGAAGTCCTTCAAAAGGTTCTTTCCACTCTTCTGGAAAAACTTCTGCACCTAAAGGGTTTACGCTGCTTTGTTCGTTTCGTTTCATCTCTACTCCTTGGTCAAGGGTAACTACCTACCAATAATTATAGATGATTAATTAGTTCTTATTAAGGAAACGGTTGTAAGGCTTCTTGACCTTAGATACTGAACGGATGTCTGCACTAATGAAACCAGTTCCACTAAGTGAAGCAAGTGCTGTACCAAATACGTTGTTTGAAAGTGCACTACCTGAAACGGTAACACCATTAACAACAGTTGCACCACTAGCTTGTGAGTTAGCAACACCAGTACCACCAACGGCAAGTGTAGCACCAGCAGCAAAGTTACCACTAGCTGAAACGTATGGGCAGAAACCTTCTGATTGGATCCAACCGTAGTTACCACTAGGAATAGTAACAAGAGCAACACCAGCAAAGCGGCCGGCCTTTGTACCTACAACTGTTGGGTTAACGTTAGTGTCATCACTAGAAGCTACGTACTGTGTACCTTGTCCATCAACAAATACTTGGTAGGTAGGACGGCCGTTGGTAGCAAAGCGAGATACTTCGTCTTGCCATACAGTTACTTGACCACTTGTAATAGTAGCGTTAGCATTGTAAACATATAGGTAACGCTCACCGGCAGGACCAGTAAGTGCTTGGTTAGAAGCATTACCAGTATAGTTTGGACTAACACCAACGTTGGTACCTTGTGTTCCACCTGCATCATAACCCTGACTTGCAAAACCAGCAAGAGTGTAAGTGGTTGGTGTGGTGCTTACGGTTGTAAGTACAGTACTAAGGCTCAACTGTGCGTTAACACCTGTTGAAGACTGAGCAAGTACATATGAACCACTTGCAGTTGTAGCGTCATTATTAACGGTTACAACTTGAATAACATTTTGACGGGCACCTAGCGAAAGCTTGTCGAAGGTTTCCCAGTCGATTACATATTGGATTCCTGGAAGCATCTTACGGTGGTCCGGAAGGATAGCTTGTTGTACTCCAGGCTGCAATTGAATTACTACTGAACGGGCAGGCATTTTAATATTCCTTTCTAAGAATTAGAGAACCTGTTGACCTGGGTAGGTCAAAGCTGAAGAGTTGTTTACATTTTGGGATTCTTGACGACGGAGATACATCATCTGAACGCTCTTCGGGAATGTCATAGATCCGATATTTACAACTTCGTCTACCATAACATTAACTACCACAATACCCATGTAAGTAATCGTTCTGTGATTACCGTTTGGGTTTGTGATTACTTTTGTCACAGTCCAGTCGTTGCCTAATGCACTTCCTGTTAACTGTGCCCTGAAAACATCCAACAAGTCACTGGCATTTTGAAAACCAGCTCCAGGTAGATATGCCCAGACTTCTGCATCCCATTGTTCACGGAATGTAATATCAAGATTACCGGCTTCTAGTGCTGCCGGAAAAGCAATTTCAATTGGATAAGCACTGTCCATTGGTTGAATAGATTGTGCTTGAGCGACAGGGCGTGGTGCTGTCTCTCTAATAACATCTACATATAGTAGAGGTTGTCCATTAAAGTTGATGGAGGTATAACCACCACCTACGCGAAACTTTGAGGTTGCCATAAGTTACTTTCTTTCTAGCCTACGTATGTACTACCAACGTTACTTACAGAAGTAATAGACCCTGTTTGAACATTGACAGATAGGTTAACATTAACGTAGTTCAGTGGAATTGTTGGTGAGTATTGGAAACTAACAACTACATTTGTAGGATTAGCTGGGTTTGTAGCATAAGTCAGGTTTTGGTAACTCTGAATAAGATTAGTATTAACTGCTCTCATCAAAGTTGCCAAGACTGTACTTTGCAAACTTGCTAGTGTATTGTTTGTTAGTGGACTACCAATAAGTGTTGAGTTATTGAGAGTTTGAGCAATGTTATTACTCAGTCTGTCACCAATTGCTTGAATTGAAAGTTCTTGGGTCAACCAGTTTGTAGTATTTAGTGTCAAACCATGACGTACATAAAGTGTACCATTTGCACGTTGTCTAACAACTGTACCACCAAAACTCTGAATTGTAGTACTGTCACTTGCAGAAATTTGGTTAGGAATACTTTGAATTGCATTTACATTCTTGTGAGTAATTGGAACATAAACATCTGCCTGACCTGTGAATAGACCAGCAAGTGCAGCTGCCAAGTAAATACCATCAACAGTTACATAACTAGTACTGATACCAGTAACTGAGTTAAGTCCTGGGTTAACATTAACTTGTTGTGGAACTGCTAAAGTCATTCTTGAACCAGAACCATTAGAACCAATAGCAGTTGCAATCTTTGAAACTGTGTTGATTAGGTTTGTACCACTAACTGTGGAATCCATACCAACAAATGCTCTTTGATAAACACCGTTGGTTGCTTGAGCGGTCAAGAAATTGTTAAGTCCACCAAACAATGTTCCAGCACCACTACCACCTGGGTTGTAAGTTGTGTCATACTTAAGTGGAACAATAACGTTAATTCCAGGAACTTTTACAAGTCCTTGAACTGCGTTTAGGAAGTCTTGCTCAGTACCAGTATTACCGCTAGCACTAATAATGTTTTGACAACTTACAACTTGAGCACCATTCTGGAAGGCAAGCCAAGAAGCAAAAGATGCAGGGCTGTTTACAGTTACTGTACCATTATTGTTATAACTGAAAGCAGGACCAAAAGTATTTTGAACACTATTAAAGTTATAGAAAGTATAGGTTTGACCTGGAACTGCTGTTGTGTAGTTATAGTTAGTTGCAATCCAACCATTTGCACCAACACCAGCAATTCCTGATCCACCTGTAATTGTAGTAAGTGTAGTAGTATTATTAACAGTAGTTAATGCATAGTCAGTACCAAGTGTTAATGTTGCTCCGGTTGTATTGTTAGTTACTACAACACTAGAAGTTACTACACCGCTTTGAGTTAATGCAAAACTCATAGGGGCTGAAGTTCCGGAAGTTACAAGAAAACGGTCGGTCTGAGGAGCAACTGGGTTATTGCCACTAGCATTTGCAAGGAAGCAAATGTTAAGTGATTGGGGGTTGGCTGTAGTAAGTGACGGGTTGGTAACCTGACTTACATAAACCCCTGGGTTCTGATAGTTGTTAACGGCCATAGAGAATTCTCCTTACAGGTACTAAGTATGACATCTTTTTATTTTTACAATGTTAAGCTTCAAATTGATAAGAAAGTGTTCCACTTAATACTACGGTTTGTAGGGTAGGTGTTAGAACATCAAACTTGCTTTCATAGAAGTCACCTACACATTGGATTCTTACAGAGGATTCATAACTAAATTCTTCAGGACTCCAGGGTGTTCCAGGAGAAACTGTGTCTCCTAGTGTCTGAACTGTTCCTTGAAGAATTGTCATCCCTACAAGATTATTGTTTGCTAAACTTTGATAAAATGCATTACTTCCTGGGTTTCCAGGGTTCATTAAGACCAAATTATACAAAGTATCCCATAATTGGTCTCTTTCTTCAGAAGTTAAAGCAAGAACTTGAAGGTCAATTGACCCTTCAAAGTAACCTGTTCTATCCATAAGTGCGGCTTGAGCACCATAGATATACTGGCCACTTGGTAAAGTGTAAGTGTCTGGGTAAAGACCACTCCACTGAGTCTTAGAAGGCCTGAACTGGACAAAGATTGCAGGCCAGTGAGCCATCTCTTTTGGATACTCAATTGTTACTGAGTTTGGTGTTAGGTCTAAAGTTGAAGAACTTGGTATACCAACTTGACGACCTGATGGGGCAGGATTTATTGCATTAAATCCGGCAACAAGTGCTTCTACTATTGCAATTTTTACACCTGTAATAAGCATTAGCGTAACTCTTTTATAGTCTCTATAAGAAAACGGACTTCGCTCTCTTCTAACATTGAAATAGCTCCTGCACCTGATGAAGCTCTTGCCCATTCATTAAATGCTTGTTTAAGAGCATTATCAATGAAGTGGCTACCTTTAAGTCCTGGGTACCTCCAACTAATTTTGGTACTAATAATTCTTCCCTTTTCATCACGAGAAACTATTTTAGTTTTACCAATATTACTAGCAGTAGCAGTCCTAAAAATTATTTGGCCAGAAGGTAACCTAATTGGAATTACCTTACCTGAAAGTTCCCACATTACTCTTGGTTTTGCACCAAAATTTTGAACCACCATGTAGTCAGGAGCTTTTATACCAACCATTCCTTCTGCATTTATTGCTTGAAGTCTAGATGCTCCTGAACCTGTATCCTTAGGCGCATTGTCATAGGCAATCTCCAATGCTCTTCTTGAAATTTGGTAAGTGACTCTTTCAGGTAATTTCATATAACTGGTACCGAATAGTAAGGACTGTCAGGTGGTAATGCTTCTAGTGTACAAGTTTGATTTACAATTTTATTTGTATTCTGAAAAGGTTGTGTAGTACCAACTCTATAAGGGTATTGAGAACTTGGACCAGGACCTGTACGAATAGTAACTGGATTAACATTATTTACTTGAAATCTCTGTGAAGTAAAAGTTGGGACATTACCGTTCCAATTTTCAACTCTAACAACCAAATCACCTTGGCGAATTTGTGGATACCATGAGAATTGAACAGATGGATTCTGTTGCCAGAATTGACCAACTTGCATACTTCTACGAATATCAGGTGTATCAGATGCTAACATGTAAAGGTGATAGGCAATAGGTTGAAAACCACCTGTAAATGTAGTACCATAACAATCAGGGCAATAACTGTTACCACTTTGTCTGTAAACAGCACTTGCTCTTGCTTTAACATTGGCATTAGGTTGTGTTGGGTTTGGAGTTACTTGGCATGTCTGGCAGTAAGTAACTAATCCAGCGGCTGCATCTTCTGCACGCCAAAGTAATCTAACAATGCACTCTTCGCCAAACCATTGCAAAGTTTCATCATGAAATCTTTGTTGGTCAATTTCTGCCCAAAGGTCTCTTTGCTTTACTACTAGTAAAGGACTTTCTTGTTGGTAAGGAAGTTGACCAAAAGGTTCAGGTGCAGGTTGTACCGGCAAAGGTTGTGGGTCAATACCAAGTCCCCAAGTATTTGGAATGTCATTAGGGACATTAGACATTAAATACCACCAGCGTTAACTGAGGCATACATGTAGTGAGGACGTGCTGGATTGGTAAACATACGTGGAATAAGTCCACCAGCAACCAAAAGACTTCTCTTAGAACCAACCATGTATTGACGCTTCATTTGGCGAAGTTGCTTATCTGCAATTTCTTTTTCAAATTCATAAAGTTGCCACCAACGTTGATAGTAGTCACGGCGATTCATCCAAGCCGCTGTCATACCTTCAGGTGTTGGTTGTTCAATGTAGTTACGAGCAATGTGCTTTAAGAAGTTTGCATATGTTTGAGTTGCAAGAACACCCATGTAAGTTGAAGGCCATGGTGCCATTGCATTATTCCCAACTTCATAAGCTGGTGTAAAAATTGGTTGGAATTCAAAGTTGCAATAGTCAAGTGCTTCTGTACTCATGATGTATGCTACTTCTTCAAACAAGTTAAAACCACTTTGTTGAAGTTCTTGCAAGTAAGGCCCACCTTGAGTTGAGTCAAAACTCTTGTCAATTCTGTGAGCAATGCCTATGGCTATTTGTCTTTGGTCGTAAGTTAAATTTTGGAAATAAGGCATTTGGTCAGTTATCACCAAATTATCTTGATATTGTCTTCCACTACCACTAACAGTGTAATACCAATTTACTTGGTAATTTCCTTGAATACTAGATTCTGAACTTGTAAGTGTATACTGATATTGACCAACACTTTCACGGGTGGCAAGTGTACCGCTAGGAATAACAGTTGTATTATTGTCTGTATTTACCATTGTAAGTGTGACAATATCGTTATCAGGGTCAATAAGTACACCGTTAGAATAAATCATAATTCCAACTGGTTCAATTGCATATTGAGGTACGGGTCTTGGTCTCATATTTTATCCTTAAAAAGTAATTGTCCCACTGCTACCACCGGTACTACCAGAACCCCATATATAAATAACATTTCCTGAAGCATCTGTTCCAGCAAATTCTACACCAGTAGTACTTGGAGTTCCTGGGTAATTACTTGATGACCACCAGAATGCTACCATACCACCACTGCCTTGTTGTTCCCAAGCACCTCCACCACCATAAGAACCACCATTATTGCCATTACCATTACCGTTAGCGGCTGTACCGTGACCTTCACCACCATAACCAATTGGCAAATAAGTTCCTCCACCTGCAAAAGAAATGTAAATACTTCCCCAGTATGCCCCACCATTACCACCAATACTATTCCCCGTAGTAGTACCTGTACCAGCTGCACCATTGCCAGCAGCACCAGCACCTCCACCGCCTCGATAACTAGCTCCTGCTCCACCACTATAACCATTACCGCTGCTACCACCAGAGCCTTTATTACCAGTGCCTGGTGATCCAGAAGCTCCACCATTACCACCACCTGCAGTGGAAACTATACCGCCAGTAACTACTGTTGCAGAGCCTGCATTACCGCCATTTTGTCCGCCAATATAAGTTCCACCAGCACCCGTACTAATAGAGATGGCATTTCCAAGAGTAACAGAAGTTGAACCAGTTACAACTTGACCTGCTCCACCACCTGTATACCAACCACCACCACCTCCACCACCCACTACAATATAGTTAACAGTAAGTGTTGTAGCTGCTGGAGTTACATTATTACTTGTAGCATTTGCAGAACCTGTACCATTAGTAGTAGTAACAGTAAAGGTATAAGAAGTCCCTGGAACAAAACTTCCAGTTACACTTGCACTTGTTGAAGTACTTGTAGTACTGTAACTCAATGATATAGAAGGTGTACTAGATATACTAATACTATTAATTGGACCTCCACCTGTAGGTAGACTCCAACTTAAAGCAACAGTAGTAGAGTTTGTTACAGTGGCAGTAAGTCCTGTAACTGCATTTGGAGCAACACCTGTAACAGAATATGTAACAGTAGTTTGCCCTGTGTTACCAAGTGAATCTTTGGCATAAAAAGTAACTGTAAATGTACCACCTGCACCAGCAGTTGCAACAGTTCCTGTAATAGAACCACTACTTCCATAACTTGGGTAAGATGCTCCAAAACTAGTTCCTGTAGGCAAATTACCAGCATAGGAATAAGTGTAAGGACCAGTTCCACCAGTTGCACTAATGGTTCCCATACTGGCACCATCAGTTTTAACAATAGTTCCTGAACCATCACTGTCACTTACAGTTAATGTTACAGTAATTGAGAAAGTAACCGAACTAGATGTAACTTGGTTACTGTCTGCATCAACTACTTTAAAGGTTACAGTGCTTGTTCCACCTGTAGTTGGGGTTCCTGTTATTGCACCTGTACTAGTATTTAAAGTAAGTCCATTAGGTAAACTACCAGAATTAACTGAATACACATAACTTCCTGCACCACCTGTTGCTGTAATAGAACTACTATATGGAGTTCCTATAGAACCTGAAGTATTAAGACTTGCGGTAGAAAGTGCAAGTGCTGTTGTAACTGTAAATGTAACAGAACCTTGTTTAGTAAAACTTGTACTGATATCTGTTACAGTAAAAGTAACTGTATAACTACCAGTTGCTGCTGTTATATTACCAGAAAGGTAACCTGTACTTGCATTAAGTGTTAATCCTGTGGGGAGTGCTGTAGAACTAAAACTATAAACTGTACTACCACCTGTAGCACTTACATAACCAAAATTTATAGTTTTCCCAGTGTAAAGTCTTGTAGTTACATTACTGGTAATTATTGCTAAGGGACCAGTAAGTCGCCAAGAAGATGCAATTACCCCAGGAATCATGACTAGGCAACATCTCCGGTTACCAACCAAGTGTTGGTTCCTAAATAAATTGCTGTAGCAACTGAATATTGAGCTCTCATTGCAGGACTTGATGCAGTTGCACCTGTAGAAATTAATGTTCCTGAACTAGTGAAAAGAACTGCCCCGGTATTTTGACGAAGTATACTTGTTTGTTGACCAGTAGCAAAAATACCTGTTGGTAATGTAACAGTTGCAGTTGCAGTATTTTGCATTTGAATAATGTTTGCGGCATCAGTCAATTGAACTGTGTAAGTTGTCCCTGTAACTGTAGTTAATCCATAAGTAACATTGGCAACTGAAAGTGCAATGTTAGGACCATTAAGTGTTCCAGAAACTGTACTTGCAGGAATTACTACCCCACCACTAAGTATACCTGTAATTTGAGAACCTGAAATAGTTCCTGTTATTGCATTACCAGAAATTGTAGCTTGGTTAAGTGCACCAGTTACACCACTTGCAGAAAGTGGTCCAAATACTTGACTACCGGGAACTTGAAAACTAGTAGTTGCGTTTCCTGAAAGGGTTGTTGCAGGTACTTGAACACCATAAGTAGTTCCTAGTACCCCACTAACTTGAGCTGCTGGAATGTTACTGGTAATTTGTTTACCACTTATGGTAACTCCAGGGCCAGTAAGGAAACCTGAAAGCATAGTACCAGGGGTGTACATACTCCATACTGCAGTTGTAGTTGATGGACTTGCTGTACCACTTGATACTAACATGTACATATCACCCATAGGAGTAGGCATGTCACCATTTGCAACCATATTGGTTAGACCAAAGTCTTGTGGTGTTGCACCGTGAGCATATACTGTACCATTTGCCCAACTACCACCATTAGCAGTACCTTCTTGAGCACGGGCACAAGTTGCTGTACTACCACCAGTGTAACTAAAAACATAAACAATTTCACTTGCGGCTGTACTACCATAGGTGGCAGGGTTAATTGTTAGTGGTAAGTAATTTGTACCACTAGTAATTATGCTTGGTCCTAGTGCCCCAGTTGTTGAAAAGGTAATAACATTACCAGCACTAATACCACTAATGGTTCCTGTTATAAAATTATAACGAAGTCTTTGTCCGTAAGGGCCAGCCATTTAGTCCTACTTTGTTTGTGGAGTGTGTGAAGAATGTGCGTTAATAGCACTAGTGTTAAAACGAAGATAAGTTTGAGGCTTACGGCCATCTTGGTTAACGTGAACATAAGATGGGTCACCTTGTTGTCCCATTGAAATAGTCAATGGATTGGTTGCATTAGGACCTGTTACATCTACAATTAGAGCAGTGTGTTCACCGGTCCCAGGACCATAAACAATAACATCTCCAGGAAGAACATCCTTAAGTGCAATCTTTTTACCATGAGAAAGTAGTGTTCCTGTGTATCCTGTGTGGTTGTAACTTTGACCATTTGGATCTGGTGCACCGGCCCAGTTATAGCAAAGAGTTACAAAAGCAGAACAATCAGAATTTACTGGTAATGCACCAGGCCTTCCAATATTGGTCATGCGTAAAGGACCTTCAGTGTAATTAAATTTTGCGTGGTTTGCAGCTGACCACTTGGCCCAATCTACAATTGTTTGTCTTACATCAGTCATAATATCTCCTATGTTCCTTAAATGAGTTTTTAGTTCTAGTACATTTTACTTGGGTTCAGGAATAGTATCAAAACCCAGTTCATCATTGGTTTCTGAATAATCTACTGGGCCTTCATCATAGATAACAGGTCCGTCTCCAGGTACAGATTCACCATTATTAGGTGTGGTCCATTGGTCACTAATATTAAGTTGTTGATTAGATGCTCTAGAAATAACCGGAATGTTAATCTTAGTTGTAATTCCTTGCTTCCTAGAAATATTACTTATTACTGGAATGTTAAGCTTAGTAATAATATTTTGAGCCATGCGGTAAATGGCTTCTACTTGAATACCTAAGTGTTTTCCAAGATATTTTCTAGAAGTAATTGAACCTACAGAAGTTGCTTTAGCTTTTCTAATATAGTTAACACTACGATTAGTACCAATAGAGTAAGAAGTAGTAACTTTAACATTTCTACGGTATTGGTGAGTTCTAGTAACAGTTGCACCAACAACTTGATTAGCGGTTGCCTTTCGGTTGTAATGTCTAATTCTCATAAAGTAAGAAGTGTTAGTTAGTAGAGCTTTAACATATCTTACACGATGTTTAGTATTAGTATTTATAGAAGTTCTAACTTGAGTTGCTCTAATGTTACGACTTCTAACATACTGAACTTTAGAACTATTAACTTGTACTGCAGAAAATACTCTACGAACTTTAACTACACTAAACCTAGAAACATTAGTTTGTAATACCCTAACTTTTTTACTGCGAGTAGTTGTAATTCTAGGTATAGAAATATTTGTTGCTCTAATAACTTTAAGTTGATTTCTTCTTAAGAAAGAAGAATTAACATTAAGTACCTTTATATTTTTAAGTTGAACTTTATATATTCTTGGAATATTAAGTTGAGTAACTCTAATATTTCTAATTCTTACAGTAATAGATCTACTTGAATTAACTAAAGTGGCTTGAGCTTTACGTACTCTGTTTGCAATTCTAAGCAATGAGGCTGTGTTTATTCTAGTAACTGATACTTTTCTAAAAAACTGAGAACTTTTTAAAACTTTAGCAGAATATAAAATTACAGCCTTACCGGTATCTTTTTGAAAGTTTCTGAAATCACCAAAATAGAAAACTTCTACAGCGGTTGGGAATCTAAGAAGTGCTTTACGTCTATAATTTTTAGTTATATTAATTGATGTTGCAGGAGAAACTGCTTTACCCCTAGTAATATATCTAGGTGGTGCTATATTAATTAATGTTGCTCTAACAGTTTTAACTCTTGTTGTAGAAACTTTAGCAATATTATTTAATGAAGCATAAATATTCTTTGTTCTAACTGTACGAAGCTTAGAACTACTTAAAGTAGTAGAATATATCATCTTATTTCTAGAATAACGAGGTTTAGCAATATTGAATAAAGTAACTGTTATATTTCTGAAATCTGTTCTTTGTTTAAATACACTAGCAGTATTAATTAAGGTAACTTTAACTGCACGAATTGGATTGTGTACTTTAATAAAGTAAGAACTTCTTATTTGTGTTACTGAAATTCTTTTAACTGGGTTGAATACTTTAATAGCATAAGAAGTATTAGTTTTTGAAACACGAATTAATTTACTTATACTTTTAAGAGACTTAGCTGCATTAGTAGAAACAGCTTTTATATTTCTTCCTCTAATATAGTGTATTACACCAACACCAACTTGAGTTGCATTGTAGTTTCTACTTCTGAAAGTAGTTCTTATAAGACTAGCACTATTAAATTGAGTGACAGAAGCAAACTTACCTTTAAAAACTAACTTAACAGCCCTACTTATATTAACTTGAACTGCATTTATAAGCCTAACTCTAACAATTGGTGGTCTTAAAGCAAAAGCAGTATTTGTAAGTAAAGCTTGAACTTTTTTAATTCTTAAGTATTGTAAACTTTGAGCACTAACTTGTACAACTGAAATTAATTTTGGTAGTTTGATAAATGAAGCTTTTACATAAATAGTTCCAGTAAAGGATGCAACTGCTGTTCTATTTAAAGTTCTTTGTGATGGGAATAGTGTTTCACCACCAAATAATGCTTGGGAGATTTGGCGACCGGTATACTTAACTACTCTATTAATATTTTCAATAAAGTAAGAAGTGTTAACTCTAACTATAGTTACATTTTTACTTATTGCTTTAGAAGTTCTAGCTGCACCAATAACAGAGGCAATAGCAGACTTAGGAAGTGAAATTGGTGGTTGTGGAGAAGGAAGGTATGCTGAGCCACGGTTAAAAGCATTGGTGATATATACACCAAGATTAAAGTTAGCTCTAGTAACCCCATCTAGTGCAATACTTGCTGAAGTTTGAAGGACTTTAATAAATGCAGTTCTAGTCTTTTGTACACTAGCTGCACCAACATTTACAGCATTTATTAACTTATAAAGTGTATAAATAATAGGAACTATATAGTAAGCAGTTCCACCTTTAAAGGCAGCAGAAATTTGGTTACCAAGAGTCCAGTTACGTCCAATACCTTCAAGTGCAATACTTCCAGAAGTTTGTTGTGAAAAGATAAAAAATGATTTTAATCTTCTTATACCGGCCGCTCCAATTTGGGAAGCATAAACTGTTCTGTTAAGTCCGGTTTGTATTGTAGGGTAGTAGTATTCCAATCCACCTTTAAATGAATTAGATATTTGTTCTCCAACTAATTGAAAGTTACCAATATATCTCTGAATACCTTCTAGGGCACTACTTGCATACCCTTGTATTGCTGTAATTACTTTACTTGTAGTTTTTTGTACGGGAGCAGCTACACTAATATTTGAAGCACTGACCGAACGTTGTTGGATTCTAACTGGGAAGAGTAAATTACTGCCTCTATTAAAAAGGTTGGTAATATAAACATAGGTATTGCCAAGGGTAGGTGGGAGTAATCTAAAAACTTTACTTGGTGCAGAAGTTGTAACAAAAACATTTGCTACAAGATTACGAATAGTTTGGGTAGGGTAAAGTATACCATTTTGATATACTCTTTGAGAGGCTGGGAATATACCTTTAATTAAATAACCGTAATAACGGTAAACACCATAGGCATAATTACTACTTACTTGAGTAATTTTTATATTGATAGTAAGAGCTCTTTTACTACCGCTATCTAATACTATACCATCTTTAAGTACGGCTTTTGAGTCTCCGTATATGCTTTGCATTATGATAACCTTGTTATAGTAACAGAACCGTTAACTAGAGTACCTCTATAAGTTCCATTATAAGAATTAAGGTTAATAATAGTAGAACCATTAAAAGTACTAGTACCGGCCCAAGTACCTGTACTAGTACTTACATTAGTAGCAGAAGAAATAATATAAGAACCGCCACCGCCTCCATTGTCGGGGCTTTGATTTTGATTACTTCCACCACCCCCAGTATAACCACCACCAGCTCCACCTCCACCAGTATTACCGTGAGTTCCACCACCACAACCAAAACCACCATAAGCACTGGTTGCTGTATTTCCACCAGTTGCACCATTTACAAAACCACTACCAGCTCCACTATATCCGTATCCTGCTGCATTAGCTGCTGCAGTACCTGAACCATAAAATCCACCACCTCCACCACCCCAACCATTATTAGAGCCAGTACCACCGTAACCTGTACCACCGTTACCTCCCCCAATACCAGAATTATCTGCTGAATTAGATGCAGTAAAATTCATTTGTCCCTGAGCTCCTGCAATACTATAGGCACCATTACCATCAAGACCGCCACCTCCACCGCCAGCAATGATGAGAGGCGATGAAGTATAATTAGTTCCACTAGTTACAAAAGTCCCACCACCACCGCCACCACTTGTTGAAGATTGCCCATATTGTCCTACCAATATAGTAACAATTCCACTTTGTACTAATTGAACTGTAGCTTGAATTATTGCACCAGCACCAACAACTAAATTAGTACTAGCACCTGGAGCACCAAATGCTTTAATTTGATATAATCCAGTTGCAGGGACTGTCCATAACTGATAACCATTTTGAGTCATATTAAAAAAAGCAGTATTGCTTGCCCAACTTGTACTTGCATTAGAAGTTAAACCACTAAGTGCTTGAGAAAGATTAGGTCCATTTTGACCTGTAGCTGTTCCTGCAGTAAAAGTAAGTGTAGTATTAATATTAAATGGATATAATGGAGGTATACTGTTTGTATTAAGATTATTACCATCAGCAAAACCAAAATCTCTAGCAGAGTCTTCTCCAAAAGTTTGAAGTAGAGGCATTATGCTATCCTTGTAATAGTTGCATAACCATTTGGTTGATTATAAACACCTAAATCTGTTATAGTAGCAATTCCGTAACTTCCACCTGCACCACCACTTCCAATACCCTGTGTACCATTATAAGAACCACCACCGCCACCACCTGAAAAACCACCTCCACCGCCACCACCAGCTGCAGCTGAATTACCATTTGCTGCTCCACCACCACAACCAAAACCGCCTACACCACCACCAGTTCCACCTGAGTTACCACCTGTATAAGTTGATGTAGGGGTACCAAACCCTCCACCACCAGCAGACTGAGAGTCCCCTGTAAGTGTTGCATTTCCACCCTGTCCTTGACCACCATTTTGAACACCGGTACCAAATGAACCGTTAGTGCCTCCAACACCTGCAGATTGACCTGTACCATTCCCACCACTAGTACCAATTAATCCATCATTACCAGGAGTTACAGTCCATTGATTAGAACCTCCGGCTCCACCAGCAATAAAAAGAGGAACATTTGTATTTTTATAATATACAAAAGTCCCGCCACCTCCACCCAGGTTCCAACCACCGCTACCTACTCCACCTGCTTGACCAATAACAATTCTAATAATATCACCAGAAATTAAATTATAAGTCCCTGTTAGAGTTCTTCCATACCCTCTATAAACATTTCCTGACCCTGACATCCTACTACCCGTACCTTGCCCACCAGCCCCACCAGCTAATTGAAATTGATATGTACCAGTGATTGGTACAGTCCATTCTTGGACTCCATTTATAACCATATTAAAAAAAGCAGTATTACTAGACCAACTTGTACTTTGATTAGAGCTTAAACCTGCAATTGCTTGAGATAAATTAGGCCCAGACTTTCCAGTTATTCCCCCTGAAGTAAAAGTTATATAAGAACTTATTGGGAATGTATAAAGTGAAGGTAATGCAATACCTATATTACCATCAGCAAAACCAAAATCTCTAGCAGAATCCTCTCCAAAGGTCTGAAGCATTGGCATGGTTAGAACTTTGTTTGACTTGCGAGTACCGTATAGGTTGGAGTGGCTGCTGTTTTAATAACAGTAAATGTATAGGCATCAATACCATTAACATTACCTGAAGCTGGGCAAGTGCCACCTTGCCAATATGTAGCAAAATTAGATGAATTACCATCAATTTGAATTGCAGTATTAGCACCACTAACTGTCATGTAAGCCGGACTACCTTGAGTTGTTAAAGCAGTAAAAGTGATACTTTGACCAACACCCAATGTACTACTAATTGTACCAGAGGTTGTTAGGTTAAAAGTAAAATTATTTGTTGCATTAACAGTGTAATAGTTAATGGTACCAGTAGTACCAGAGAAAGTAACTGTTCCATTCAATGCGGGTGAAGAAACAATGTTTACAGTTTCTTTAGCACTAGTAAAAGTTGGGTTAATAAAAGTGGTATTATTACTTGTTACACCATTTGCAGTACCACTGTTAAGTACAACATTATTTAGGGTTGCATAACCAAAAGTTTGACCACTAGCAAGTGCTGTAGGAGTTAAGAATTGTACCCATGGACAAGGACTTACACCAATAGTTGCACTTGGGTTCATTTGACATTGCCAGGTTGTACCATAATAGATATTTCCTTGACCCACTTGAATAAGACTAGCTACTAGTTTTGAAGTTGTGTCAACATCATTGTCTCTAACAAGTACAGGTGAAACAGCACCGGCACTACTTGTATTTACATATACACCATTGTATGCAGAATTAGTTTGTCCTGTAAGTAGTATTCTATCTCCTGGTTGAATGACATAACCATCAACTGAGAAAGTAGAACCATAACCAGATGAAACTGTAAAAGTATCAACACTTAGTGGGTAGTCATTTGTGGTATTACCATTAGGTGTATAGAGACCTGAAATATTAGTAACTGCTACTGCTTGTACTGTTTGGTGAATATTATAATTGACCCATTCTGGGCCACCATTAGCAATATTACCATAACTCATAAGTAGTGCACCAGCAGCACCGGTTGCACCACCACCATTGTTTGATGTATCTGACCATGCACCAGTTGCACTTCCAAAAGGAACTGCTCCTGGAGTCAAACCACTAATAAGTCCTGGTTGAACTGCTTGTGGTTTAATACCACTACCAGTTGAAAAGAATGCCTGGCCACTTGAAGTTGCAACTTGGCCTAGTGTTTGACTAACAACATTATTTGCTTCGAAAAGGTCAACACCTGTCATTACAAAAGCAGTAATTGAACCACTAACGTGTGCTACAGCACTTGTGTTATCTTGAGCTCTAGTAATACCACTAATTACAACTGGGCTAGCAATTCCTAAACTCCAGTTATAAGCTCCACTAGGAACAAATATTTTTTCTTCAAGTGCTGTACCGTAATCAAGTGCTAAAAAGAACCCACCATTAACACCAAGTGGATACCAACCACTAGAAGTATTTACAATTGCTATTTGAGTACCGGTAATACTAACAGCCGCTGCTAATGCAGCAGTTGGGGCACCACCAGTATAACTGTTGAGAGAGTAGGGCGCTCTTGCCATTTATGTTTTCCTTAGGCCTGTGCTTCATTCCAAGAAATACGTCCAAGTAGTGAAACTGGGAAACCATTTGCATTTGTAGCAATTAGTGTTAGTGTGTCAGGACCGTCTGGGTAAATACCAGTTGCTGGAGTTAAACTACCTCCACCAAGGATTGAATTACCTAGATCTCGAACCTTAGAAACATCAACTTCTTGTGTAGTGTCTACGAAGAATCCACCAGTAACTTCACCACCAAAAATACCAACTCCAGAAACTACTGTTGAATAGTCAGCAATTTGACTCAATGATGAGTTAGGTACTGCTTGCCCACCAACAGCATTGGTCCAGATTGGGATAGAACCACCATTAAGTAGGTATGGAGTTGAATTAAGGTAAGCACGAATTAGTACGTTACCGGCACCTACGTTTTGAGGGTTACCAGATGCTGTTACAGCTACGTCTAGTGTTTGAAGTTGCAACTGAACACGGTTTACAAGTTCACGAGCACCAATTTGTGAGTTAATCAAACCTTGGTCAACACTTGGTGCAATTCTAATTGCTAATAGTGCTTTTGTTTGACCACTTAATAGTGTTGTTGGGTTTAACTGTCCATAGGTAAACAAGAGTGAAGGGTCAATTGTAAATCCACCATCCATAATAACAGCAGTACCCCAGTGAGAAACATAAGGTGAGTGTGATGGATAAGCAAGTTCTACAATAGTTGGGTTAACTGCACTCCATGCAAAGTTTTGTGCTGTATTACCCATTGGAGGCAATACAAGAGTTGGGTTATTAATATAGGCAGCATTACTAAATGAAATACTTGAGTTATAGTTAAACCCAGTTACAAATGTATTGTCTGGGAAACCACTACTTACAGCAACTCTTTGACCAATTTGAACACCAGCTGTACTTGCAACCTGAGCTGTGGTTGAACCAGAACTCATTGTAGTTGCAATACTTGTGTTACCTGCCTGTCCACGGGTTAGGCCTTGGAAACCACCACTTGTAACTGAAGTATAGTTAACATACTCATAAGTAGTGTTATTACGAATACAAAGTGTACCCTGTGGTGGGAACAAACCACTACCAACAGTATTAAGGGTACTTGTAGTAATAATTTGTGTATCTGTAGCCTGAATACCTGAACCAGAAGCAAGATAAACTGTAGGAACAACACTAACATTTTCATAACGGCCAGGTAAGTTACCGGAACGCATATATGCTGTAGTGTTAATGTTGTTGTTAGCTAATTTGTGGGCATAGACAATACGACCATCGGTGGTTCTTACACCCCAACGAACAGTACCAGCACCATACCATGCATAGTCAATAAACCACATTTGCATTTTACCAGCATCAATGTTATAACCACTAGGACCTGTACCATCAAGGCGGTCAACATTAAATGCACCTTGAGGGATTCTAGTTTCAACAGTTGAAGTCATTGTCATGTAGGTATTTGTTACACCACGGTAAGGAGGTGAAATGTTAATACTTGTATCACTGTTAATATCAGTTACACGATAACTAATACCACGAATAACTACATACTGACCAACAATTAATTGTTCTGAAAATGTGGTTGGCCAGTTAGAGTCTGTTTGAGTTACAGTTGAACTACCGTTAGTGGCACTTACACGTCCACCGACTTGCTTGATTGAACTTCTTAGAACAGCGTATAGTGATTGTCCATCAAATTCCCAGAATGGACCGTCTTGTTGATTAAACAAACCAATTCTAGTTGATGCACCGTACCAACTGTTAACCTGTACTGAGTAAGGCCCAATTGAGTCAACAGCAGGTGTGCTGAATGGAATACCACTAGCAATGTAAGTAAACTGTGTTGGGTTAAGTACATTGTTTACGCTATAAGTACCATTGTAACCAGAAGTAACTACACCGGTAATAAGAACTGTTACACCTGGAGTAAGGTTGTGTGGTTCACGAGTTTGTACAACTACTGTTCTGTTATTTGCAACACCACCAGAAACTGAAAGGTAGTCAACTGTGTAAGCAGTCTTCATAATAGTACCGGTTGCCATTGAAAGGGCTTTACCTGACTGGTAGTGAAAGTTTCTTCTAGTTTGTCTAGTTGCAGACTGTTGATTACTTAATGAATTGTTTCCAAAAAGAACTCCACCATCAAAAGGTCTTTGTTCAAACAAAGACTGGTTACGAGGGAAGATTACTGCTGTTGAAGAGTTAAGAGAACTTGGTATACCTGCCTTTGCAGCGTAAGTAAATACTGTAGGTGAGTAAATACCAGTTACATAGAAATTACCATTTGGTGGGTTAACACCGGTAATACCAGAAACTGCAATCTCATTACCAAGACTCAAACCGTGAGGTGTTGAGGTAGTAACTGTCATAATATAATTATTAGGACTTATAGTAAATGAGTTACTCAACTGGGCACCAGTGTAATAACTTTGGTTCCAAATATCTGTTTTGTTAGGGTCAAAAATATTGGTAATACTTGATCCACCGGTATTAATACTCTTTGCAGAGTAAGTGTAACTAGATGCTGTTGGAATACTTTCAATTACATAGTTACCATTTGCATACTGAAGGAGTGCATCTTGAACTTGGATTGGGTTACCAACTGAAAGTCCGTGAGCACCAGAGAAAGAAACTGTAACCTGGTTAGAACCCTGAGGCATAGTAATACTTGAAACAGTAGTATAAGTAGCAGGTGGATAGTTGTTGTAACTTGCTGGGTGCCAGTTAGTAAGACCAATCTGTTCCCACTTTGAAACCTGGTTACCATACTCAAAGTCGGTGTCAATCATTGACTGTGGTGTACTTACACGAAGTTTTTGAACACCGTCAAGCATTGATTCTTCTGGGTAAAACTTTTCATTGTATTCATCAATAACAATAGAAAGCTTGTCAGTTGCAAGCATTGTAGTAGTATTGTAGTTAAGTACAATAGTTGTGCTACCTGTTGCACCAGCCACACTTGAAGTATAACTTGTAATGTTACGACTTGGGTCCGAGAAGTTAAAAATTACCTGGTCACGGGTGACATTGGTAATAAGAACAAGTTTTTCCTGAGGAAGATACTGAGGGATGGTGATTGTTCTTGTTGCTGGGTTAAATACGTAATATGGATTGTCTATAACCTTACGTGCCATTGTTTATACTCCTAATATCCTAACATTACATCCGTTGGTTGAAACGGATAAATTGTTTGACTGTTGTTAAGTGGTGGTGCAGGCATATAATTGCCTTGAAAAGATTGGTTAACTGGTGTTTGTGCGGTCGTTGTTGTAGGTACTTCTTGAAAAAATATGTTTCCGTTATAATCTACCTGGAATCCAGCCTGTGGTACATACGATAACCATACCCATTCTGGTTGATTCCATTTTTGTGGGACACCGCTTAAGTATAGTTCAAGTGAAAGCGGATTTGTGAAACTTATTGGAACACCTTGATAAGTAGCTTTAAAGTTTGTATTTGCACCATCAAAAAGAACTGATATATCATCTAGGGGAACTATATCTTGAAATACAAAGTTAGCAAAACCAATGCCTGTACCATTTAGTGCAAGTGCTTGACCACTAGTTGCGGTAGTTACTTGACCAAGTGTTTGTGCTACTAAGTTATTTGCTTCTTGTAAATCTACAGCAGTTAATGTTGGGGCAACTGTTGCACCCAAAATGTGTTGCTGAGCTGTGGTACCATCAACTCCACGGCTTACACCACTTACAGTAACAGTACCACTAGAATAATTATAGTTACCGGCTGGAACATATACTTTTTCTTCGTATATATTTCCAAAGTCAAGAACTAGGTAATAACCACCACCTGAACCTAGAGTTGCCCAAGAAATTCCAACATTATTTAGTGTAAAAGTTGTATCACTATTAAGTATGTTATTGCCAAGTGTGGCAAGCGTTGCTCCACCAACATAAGTATTTTGTGAATAGGCAGTACGTGGCATAAGATATCTTAATTACTAAGGTTTTTTAAAAGGAGTTTTACAAGGTGCATATTAAGAAAGTCTAGTTATAGTACAGTAACCATTTTGGCCAGCGCCATTTGATCCAAGTGTATTTGTTTGATTAGTTCCAGTATTATAAGAACTACCACCAACACCATTCCAAGACCACTGGGTTGAGTTTCCACCTGTCCATCCGCCTCCACCACCAGCACCGTTGGTTTGACCACCACCACCTCCACCACCAAAGCCACCATATGCTGAGTAACTTGGGTCAGTTAATCCTTGTTGAAATCCTTGACCATACCAGTTTCCTTGACCATTACCATAAAACCCACCTCCACCACCTGGATTACCATTGGTACCAGTATTACGTCCACCATAACCATCTGAGTAGCCACCATAACCATTAGCATTTGTTAAAGTAGTTTGAGAAGAAGAAGCATTAATGCTTCCACCACTAGCTGAGTTACCTCCTGCACCACCAGCAATAATTAAAGGGATAGCAGTAGTAGCAACAGAACCTGAAGCAACAAAAGTTCCTCCACCTCCACCAGCATCATAACCGTTATTTGCACCACTTTGACCTATTGTTATTGTTAACTTGGAACCTTGGGTAAGTGCAAAAGTTCCTGTTATATTGGCAGGTTGACCACCAGCAGGACCATAATAAATAGAAGAACCACCAGTAGCTCCATAACACTGTATCTGGTAAGTACCAGTTATAGGCACAGACCAAACTTGATAACCAGTGTAAGTACCAGTATTAAAAAATGATGTATTGATATTCCAAGAAAGGGAGGCATTAGAGGTCATTCCAGCTATCATTTGTGATAATGAAGGTCCGGTAGGGCCTGTCTGACCGCCTGTATTAAATGTTACATAAGTACCAACATTAAAAGTATATAAAGGTGGTATAGTTGGTGGAGTACCAAATGTACCTGCACCATCTCCACGACTGGCTGCATTTGAAAAACTATCAAATAATGGCATTTTAGTATCTAGTCTGGCTTGCTAGTGTTATATAGGTTGGAGTTGCAGAAGTTTTAATAATATTAAAAGTATAAGCGTCAATACCATTACCAAATCCAGAAACTGGAGCTGTACCACCATACCAGTACATATTAATTGGTCCACCACTATATACCTGTACTACACCATCGATTTGAAAACCTGAAGAAACCAAGTAATAACCCGTAGCACCGTTTGTTACTAAAAGACTTGCTGTAATACTCTGCCCAACTGCCAAAAGACTATTAAGTGTACCACTAGCAGTTAAATTTATAGAGAATTGAGAAGTTGTAGCTCCATTATATAGATATGTACTTCCTGAACTAACGTTTAAAGTCATCAATCCACCAACAGCGTTACTACTTACATATGTTGTTTCCATTGTTCCGTTAAGGACAGGATTAGTAAGGAGAGATTTTGGAGTAGAAAGAAGGTTAGGAGTAAAGGAAACACCAGAACCAGTTGAAGTCAAGATTTGACCACTAGTTGCAGTTGTTAAGTTACCAAGTACACTATTTACCAACTGGTTGGCTTCTGAAGTTTCAATTGCAGTAAGGACTGGTACAACACTAAGTCCTGCAACTTGAAGGTAAGATGTAGTGTTGTCATAACCACGAGTAATTCCACTAAGGGTTACCCCACCACTTGTCCAAGGGTAGTTACCACTAGGAACAAAGATCTTTTCTTCATTTACTCCACCATAGTTAATAGCAAGGTTAAATCCACCGGCACCACCCAAGCCACTCCAGGTGGTATTTGTTCCTGTTATAGTAATTACTGTACCAGTTGCTGTAACACTATAAAAGAGGGTAGCCGGTATGGCTCCTCCTGTATATGAGTTTACGCTATAGGGTATTCTTGGCATTTTATGTCCTTACATATCTTAATATGTTCTAGAGTGTTTTTTACAAGTTATGAAAGTCTAACAATTGTTACTGAACCATTACGTGCATTACCGGTTAGTGCAGAATTGTTATCAGTACCATTAGTGTTTACTTGGTTAGCTCCAGAGTTATATGAACCACCACCACCGCCACCACCCCATGAAGCCCAAGTACCATAACCACCACCACCATAGCCACCGCCACCACCTACAGCAAGTCCACCACCACCACCACCACCAAAACCACCGTAACAATTATATGTACCCCAGCTTAGGTTTTCTTGAGAACCTATTCCACCGTTAGTAAATGATGTTGCTGCAGCACCACTACTATTGGTACCATTACCAGTATATCCTGCAGCATTTCCTTGTTGACCATTACCACCTACACCGTTTGGTCCAGTAGCTCCAACCCCACCGTTACCTTGCCCACCATTACTACCAAATGTGTAAGTTGTCCCTCCACGACCATAGTTATAGGAAGGGTTACCAGTAAAAATCCAAGCACCTCCACCTCCACCTGCTACAATTAAAGCAGTTGCAGTACTGGCAGTTGCACCTAATGCAACAAAAGTTCCTCCACCTGAACCAGCTTGCTGACCACCTTGTGAAAAGCCAATATTACTAGGTGCTGTTTGACCCACCAGTATAGTGAGTTGCTGACCCTGGGTGAGGGAGAAGTCACCCTGCATTACTGCACCACTACCACCATAATAACCATAACTAGTGCAGTTACCACCGGCAGCACCACTTGCAGTTATTCGATAAGTTCCAGTTGCTGGTACTGTCCAAAGTTGATAACCATTGTAACTGCCTTGATTGAAGAATTGTGTATTACTTGACCAACTAGTTGATTGATTAGATGAAAGTCCTGTAATGGCTTGTGCAAGGGATGGACCATTTTGCCCAGATACACCTGCACTTGTAAAGGAAAGACTTGTACCAACTGGGAAGTTGTAAAGACCTGTTGAATATAAAACACCACTTGCTGCAACTTTACTACTTAATACAGTATAAGGCCTTCCAGCTTGATAAAGGTTTTGAATTTGAGCTGCGGAAAGGGCACTTCTAAATATTGCAACTTGATTTACATAGCCAGTATATTGAAAACCACCATTGGTACTAGCACCAATTACTAGACTACCACTAGCAACCATGTTAGGTGCCATACTAGTAGATGTTCCATTTGCTACACCGTCTACATAAAGTTGGTAAGTTGTGTTTCCTGCACTAACAGCAGTGGCCTGAAGTGTGGCCATGTGCCAAGTTCCATCATTTACTTTTGTAGAACTAACTGGGCCACCCACAAATGCATTATCAACTTCAAGGTTACCAGTTGCATTGGTAAACATAAAAATACCATTATTAATAGCAGAGGCATTACTACCAATAACTACAAAGTCACCACGAGTACTTTGAGTAGTATTAAACCAGGCATTAATAGTGAAACTTTGATTATTTCCCCAGTTGGGAGTATAATTAGTGCTAACAATATTTTGACCGGCAGGATTAAAGTAAGCTGAATAATCGCTTGGTATTACAGGGTTAAACCCTTGTTGCACTTGAATAACATTACCACTGTAGTTACCAATGTAACCGTTAACAGAAGAATCGGTGGCTACACGAGTTGAGTTTGGGTCATTAAGTTTAAACCAGACATCTGGATTGTAACCTGAAAGAACTGTATCAAAGTTTAAATTATTTCTTAATACAGTAAATGTGTAAATATCAATACTATTAGCAACACCACTTGATATAGGAGCTATACCACTAATTGTATTAAAATAGTAATTTTGACCAGAAGTTATTGTATAACCATCAACACTAATACCACTATAGTTACCACTTTGTAATAGTGCATAACCTGTACTTCCTTGAGTTGCAAGTAGGTTAGTTGTTATAGATTGGCCAGAATTCATTACAGTTGCAAGGGTATTGTTTGTAGTAATATTAACTGTAAAGTTACCACTTGCTGGTACTGTGTAGAATGAAGTATTACCTGAGCTTGTATTAATAGTTAAACCACCATTAATACCAGTATTTAGAATATTTATTGTTTCAAGTGGTGACTTAAGAATTGCATTATTTAATTTAGTACCTGGGGTAAATTGAGGAGTATAAACAATACCCGAACCTGTACTAGCCAAAGCTTGACCACTATAGGTGGCTGCAGGAAAGATTGCTTGGTTGACTAGTGCATTTGCTTCACGAAGTTCTACAGCAGTTAATACTGGAGTAACACTTGAACCACTTGGGTGGACTTGAGCTGTAGTATTATCAATACCACGAGTTACTCCACTAACTGTAATTGAACCAGAACCAGTAAGATATGGAGAAATTGTATATAGACTTACAACATTAAGGTTACCAGCAGTATTGGTATTTGCAATATAAGCAAAGTTGCCACTAGGAGTAATTGCTAGTCCACCTGGTGCATTTAAATTGTATTGGGTACCACTTATAGTATAAATAAGGTTATTGGTTGCTGTATCAAATACACTGATACTGTTACCACCAAGACTAGTAACAAAAAGATAATTACCACTTGTAGTAGTCTGCATTGACATAATGGTTTGAGTACCATTATTACCGGTGTTAAGAGTACCACCACTAATAATTGCAGTTACCGTATCAGTATTAGAGTTGATTACACTAACTGAATTACCATTATAGTTCCAAACATAAACATAAGGAACTCCACTAACAGTTGTAGTAACTGAGGATAGAGGCGTATTAAACCCTGTGGTTAGACCACTAATAGTAGTAACATAAGTATTTGTATTTAGGTTAACAACAGTGATTTTATTTGCAGCTTGGTTACTAACATACATCTTACCATTAATAGCAGACATATTTCCAATATTACTAAAGTTGAAACTAGTACCACTCCATACAGTTGCAAGAGTATTGGTTGCAGTATTAATTACACTCACTGCATTATTAACAGGCCCTGCAACATAAAGAAAGTTACCACTACTAGTTGTTGTAGTAGTAATGTATTGAGAATTACCATTTAGTCCATAAGTTGCACCACTTAAAGTAGTAATATAGGCATTGGTAGTTGTGTTATAGACTAATACAAAACCAGAAGCATAACCACCAAAGTAAGTTTGGTTATTAGTAGAAAAAGCAGCTCCTTGAAGACCAAGAAGACTGGTATTATTACCGCTCAAAATTGTAGTTAGAGTATTTGTAGCTGTACTGAACACTCCGATATTACCAGAAATTTGCTGTGGCAAGAAAATTTTATCACCACTAGGAGTAATATAAGTATCTGCAATTACATTAGCACCACTACTAAAACCAGAAATGGTTGCATAAGGTGTATTAGTACCAGCAAATGCTCCAGAAATTACAGGTACATAAATCTTTTCTTCTGTGGTTTGACCATACTGAAGTGAAAGATTAAATCCATTACCAGAACCAAGAGTTGTCCATGTTGAACCAGTACCTGTTATAGTAATTGTAGTATCAGCGGCACCAATACCACTACCAGCAATAAAGCCTGGTGTTGCTCCACCTGTGTACGAGTTTAGTGAGTAAGGTAATCTTGGCATAATTTATTTGTCGTTACTTGAATGTCTTATAGTATATTTTACAGGGTTAATTGTAAATTTGAAGTTATCCAACTTTTAGAAGTTTCTTCCCATTCATAGATTTTCCCATCAGTTGGATAAGAAATAGGAGAATTCCATTGACCTGTCTTTGCATCTAATTTATCCCAGCTAGGGTATGGTTGGGGTGGTGAAAATATATCTAAATCTGGGTGATAGATGTATCCAATACCAGCATAATTTGCTCTCAATGGTTTACCTCCCAGATTGTGTTTTCCTAATCTAGTATTGTAACTTGTTTGAATCCAGGTTCCTCCAAAATCACATTCATTAGCTAAATAATTTTGACCATCATTTTGATAAATATCATCAACAACAATTATTCTTAAAACTATATTGTTTTTATCTATTTCTGCAAAGTGTGCCATATTATGCAATATAAGTCAAGATTATTATACCTGACCCTCCGGATTTAGGATTGTTATCAAAAGTACCACAACCACCTCCACCACCCCCGGTTTGAGGTGTTCCAGCAACTGATACATTTATATTTGTTCCACCAGCACCACCCCCACCTATACCACCTGCAGCTTGAGGTGTAGAACTACCTCCACCCCCACCACCTCCGGCTAAAATAAAAGTTCCTGAGGCAGTTACAAATGTACCACCCGAACCGCCTGCACTACCTGGGTTTTGTTGACCAGATATGTCTGTACCAGGTGCCGCATAACCACCACCACCAGATGCCCCGTACTGTCCACCGGATGTAGCATTTCCTCCCCTATTACCTTGGCCTACTGTCCCATTACCACCAACTTGACGATTAGCTCCACCACCAGATCCACCACCGGTTACACCTTGGGCTAATCCTTGACCACCACCACCTCCACCAACTGCAGTAGTTACAGAACCAAAAGTTGTAGGATTACCTACAGAACCAGCTGTCACAGCACTTGAATCTGCAGAACCAATTCCAGCAGCACCACCTGCACCAACACTATAAGAAATTCCTGTACCAGTTACACCTGTCAATATACCACTAACAACACCTCCGGCACCTCCACCCCCACCACCAGTGGCATTACTCCATCCACCTCCTCCACCTCCACCACCTGCTACAAGTATATAACTTATTCCTTGAGCAGTAAGTGTTGGGGGAGAATTAAAAACACCAGTACCAGAAAGTATTATTTGATATAACTTAGTAGGTATAACAGGTACACCTCCAACTCCATAAGCTTGAGCACTAGCTGTTCCAATAGTTTCAAGGAAAGGCATAGTTAGAAAGTTGTCTTACTCGCTAATACTGTATATGGAACTCCAGCTTGGTATAATGATAATACTTGAGCAGCTGAAAGTGTAGAGGTAAATAATATAACTTCAGAAATTGTTCCAGGAAAAATTCTTTGAAAACTTGGAGAAACTGCATCTGATCCAATACTCAATATTCCAGTGGGAGCTAAAGCAACAGTTCCAGTATCTGTATATACTTGAAAACCATCTAGATAAAAACGAGGGTAACCTGAAGAATCTAGGGTCATTACTACAAAATGCCAACCCGGGGTTACTACAACGCCTGTTGGTATCCAACGAGTTAATTCAAATAATCCTTGTAGAGTATTACCTAAAGCATCAGCGTTTGGAGCACTATTAGAACCAATACCAAAACCATAACCAGTACTAGTAGCTGCATTATGTAGCATTAGTATTATACCACTAGAAGTAGCTGCTGGCATATTGAACCATGCACCCATTGATACGTTAGTAGTTGCAGTAACTCCTGTGTTAGAAGTAATATAACCAGAACTTGCATTAACATTAAATCCACTAACTGTAGTTAAATAGGGGAAAGGACCTGACTGTCCAAAGTTAATTGTTCCTGTAACAGTACCAGTATATCCATTACCTGAGCTATCTGCAGCAGTGGTTGAACCAGCAGGTTCTCCCAACTTATACCAAGCTCTAGGAGATAATGCAGCTACTTGAGTTTCATAAGAAGACCCATATGGAGAATAAAGTGCAGTAACAGAATAAATATCAATACCATTGGCATTACCACTACCAGGAGCTGTACCACCTTGCCAATAAACTTGCCCTGAACTTATTACAACATTATCAATAGAAATAGGACTACTACCAAGAAGTCCACTTGTTGTTGCATAAGCTGGAGAACCTTGCTTGGTTAATATAGTAGTAGTAATTGCTGTACCAGTAGTTAAAGTAGGGCCAAGGTTACCACTTGAAGTAATATTTAAATTAAATGTTCCAGTTGCTGCAGAACTATAATACCAAACACTGCCTGAGCTAGTTGAAATTGTAGTTGTTCCATTTACTCCTGCATTAACAACATTAATCTTTTCATACCCTGCTTGTAAAATTGGATTGACAAGTGTAGAATTTGTATTTAAAGTTCCACTTGTTGTACCACCACGAATACTACCATTGGATATAATAGGATAAGAAATAACAGTTCCAGAAGAAACTGTAGCATTCCCATAAGATATTCCTGTACCATTAGATACTAATGCTTGACCACTGGAGGTAGTAACGTTGAGTAAAGTTTGACTTACTAGTAGATTGGCTTCCGTTAAATCTACTGCTGTTAAGATAGGAACAGCACTTACACCAGCAAGTTGCAATTGTGCAGTTGTTCCATCAATACCTCTACTTACTCCACTAATAGTTACTGAGCCAGAAGCCCAGTTATAAGACCCGGCAGGACAATATATCTTTTCTTCAGTGGTTTGGCCATAATTGAGGGCAAGGTTAAAACCCCCAGATGTACCAAGGTTATTCCAGGCACTTGTAGTACCGGTAATTGTAATTGTAGTTACACCAGATGCTACACCAGTAAAAAGAGTCCCGGCTGGGGCTCCTCCTACATAGGTGTTCTGGCTATATGATGTCCGTGGCATGATTATCCTTCAGGCTAGCTAGTAGCCAAGTAAATCAAGCAGGGTACGGAGCAGACTGCCAGGTAGGTGTGATTGAAAGTGAGTCACCAGAAGCAAGAGTAACTGTTCCAAGGTCTGCAAATGGTGCATACCAAAGTACAACTGCAGGGATTGGTGAAGCTGCTGGGTTACTTGCTGAACCAACACCACTCATGGTTGCAATGAAGATACCGTTGATGTTAGCCCAAGTTCCACTCTGGCAGGTAAAGGTCTGTGCTGAACCGTAAGTACTCTGTTGAACGTTAATAGTGTTAGCACCGATAACTGTAGTACCGGCAGTTGGAGCACCCCAAGTACCAGAAGCAAGGAAGGCACGTGAGTAACCAATACCTGAAACAGCAGCCAACTCGGTTACAGGGTATGTACCTGAGTTAAGTGTAATGTTAGTATTAGCAGTACCATACCCTTGAACAGTACCCCATGAGGTAGTGAAAAGACCAAGGTAAGTACCTGAAGTTACAGCCTGTGAACCTCTAGGGACAATATTAAGAAGGAAGTTAAGTCCTTCTTGTGGGAATACGTAGTTTGATGAGGAAGCCATCTTTTAACCTTTCTTTACTGAAATTGTATATCTATAGTGAATTGAATAGTGTCACCGGCACTCAAACTAAGTCCAACAAAGTTAGTCTTAGCAATCATTCCACTACCTTGAGTAATCCAAGTAGTCGCTGGAATGCTGGTTAATGCTGTTGAACCATTTTGCCCTCTAAGTACATAAAGAGTTTGATAGTTGTCTCCACTAACTACTGTCATTACTTCTGATGCAACTTGAATATTAAAAGGATATTGAGTTGGCCAGTTGTAGTAGTTACTTGGATAAATAAAACTTTGGGAGTTTGAATTAACCTGTTGTGTTAGTTGCCCTTGGATAGGAGCTGTAAAACCAGTAAAGAGTCCAAGGTTAGTTAGAGTTTGTGTTGCTGAACTTGAAAAAAGTCCTACCCATTGGTAGGTATCTCCACTAGTGGTTGTAGTAACTTGACTAACATTACCACCAGTTCGAGCTTGTACTTCTTCAAATAAAGCTACATCAGTAGCACTTGCTGTACCACTTGCAACTCCGACTCCAAGCCAGGGAGCATTTGCTCCGGCAGTTCCAGAAACTAAAGCTCGTACGATTGAACTTCTCGTACTTGCTGTTATTGTTCCTGCCATTCTGGTTCCTTAGACTCATCAGCTGATGTCAAGAGAAGTTCCCCCATATCTTCCCTTGACCCATCTGCTTTAATTTTTGTAACTCTCACCGTTAGCTTAGTACTAACTGGATTAATTCCATCCATATTAAATTAGCACTGCTGTTGCTTAGTGTTCTTTTGCTTAGTCTGGTTAAGGTTGCTTTGGTAAACATTAAAGTAACCAGTCAACTGTTGAGTCTCAAGTCCACCATCAGGACCGTTACCGGTACGAATCTGGCGAACTTGTTGTTGAACAATTGTAGTGGTGTCTTGAACTACTGCACCGTTACCAATAACTTGATAAGCGTGTACTGTTGCGTCATCAATCCAAGTTGGAACAGCGTTAGGTGTTCCGTAGTAGTTAGGATAAGCAGTTGTTCCACTTGCAGTTGTAATGTTAATGTTAGTTGCAGTAGCAGTTGAACCACTTGTACTAAGTACAGGAAGAGCAGCACCAGTTGCACTAGAGAATACAATTTGTGTAGTTGTCTGTCCAAGAAGTTGAGCAGTGTTACTACTAGATCCAGCAGCAATTACTGAAAAGGCAATTGTACTAGGAATAACAGCTTGAAGACCACTAACAAGTGCACCAACAGTTGAGTTACCTGTAAGTCCTGCAGTATTGAAAGTTGTTCCACCAACACTACCTGAAATGGTAAATGCAGTAGTAAGGTCAGTTACTACAAGCTTGTAAAGTCCACTAGGTGTAGTTGCAGCATTAATAATCTGCAATGGGTTTGGCATGTAAGATGTAGCAGCAGAATTTTGACGAATCGTCTGCTTCGTTAGCTGCTCAGATGTTACGTTTGGTGTTGTAGCCATTATAGTCCGCTTCCTTCTCTACGTGAGTTGTATTGTCCGCTTTGGAAAACAAAGCCATTGTTATTTGTACCCATGTATCCATTACCAGAAACTGTAGGTGTAGCGTATCCGTTACTTACAGCACCTGGGAAGGTTTGGGGTAGGAATGGGTAGTACCAGCCTAGACTTGTTTGTGTCTGTGTATTAAGTGCTCCTGAAGGAACAATAATAGTTAGTGGTTCTGTTGAAACGGAAGAATCCAGTCCCAACTGTGGGGTCGACTTTTCTTCGCTCATTTAAGCTCCTTATAGACGGGAACTGAACTCCCGTTTTTTATTTTAGATTTGTGGGTCTGTTAGACTCGCCCCAAATTTGTTGAGGTGTCATAGATGGTCCCTTTGGCTCTGCCTCATCTGGTAGGTCAATCTTGTACATACCATTATTTTCTGAAGCATTATCGCCAAGACTTTCCATCAGGTGACTGAGGTGGTCATCTTGTTCATTGGACTCTTCGGCCAATTCATTGATTCTAGTTATTGCTTCTTCATCATTCAAGAAACGGATACGACCTCTTTGTACAGCTCTTAGAACAAAAGGGTCACGTCTCAACTCTTCAGTAATGGTTTGAACACTTCCGTGAATACCATGTGCCAATAGTTTAAACGAGCCCTTAGGACTTGAAAAATTAGTAGCCGAAGGCATCAAATTTTCAATCCAAGAACCAGTGTTAATGCTCTCCAATCCCTTGGTAGAGAATGAAGGTGTAACACGAGCAGCAGATAGATCCACTGGATCTGCCTTGTGCTCTACATAAATGCCATCGTCAAATGGGACATTTACAGGGGTACTATTTCCGTTATCTCCGGAACGTGATACAGTTTTAGCCATTTTACTTCTCCTTGTTTCAAGGCAATTTACATATTTTGTAAACTGCTAACAGATCTAGGAAATCAGAATCTGCGAGGGGTGGGTAGGAGCCAGAAGGCGGTGGAGGGCATCTGACCCCTACCCGATTTGTTGCTAAGACAATTAAGCCTTAACGATCTTACCAAGTCCGCGTGGGTTGAGAACAATCTCTGATACGAGCTCGTCCATGACCCATCCCTTGTGGAACTTCTCAGGTGTGTGGTTCTCTTCAACATCGAGTGAGTACATAACTGGGAATACACCGAGGAACTCTGGTGATGGAGTCATGTAAACTGTTCCTTGTGGAACTTCAATTGAACGTTGAACTTGGAAGCCACCGAATTGAACGATACGCTCACCGGCAACTACACGGTCCTTGAAGGCCCAACCAGTTTGGTTAATGTCCCACTTGTAAAGGTCACGGTAGTCAATTGGGTTGAACAATAGACGTGAAGCCTCAAGTTGGTGAACTTCAATCAATGCTACGAGGTCGTACATTGAGTCAGGAGTAATGTATCCTGAAAGTTCATTAACGATGTGGTTAGGTGAAACTGTGTGGTTAGGGTCAACAGCGTAGTTGTTGATAGCAGCTTCAAGAACAGTGATAAGACGTGCGTCTTCCTGCATCATGATTGCTTGCTTACTCATGTCCTGAGCATATTCTACGATGTTAACACGAAGGTACCAAAGGTCTTCCTTCTTAATCTGAGGGAAGGTTGCAATACGGAACAAACGTACTGGAACTTTCTTACCTTCGAATGAAGTTACACGAACTTCTCCTTCGTTTCCAGAAAGAACGTAAGCCTGACCATATTCGTCAAGGACATCGTACATAACTGGTACACCAGGTGTTAGTGGATCTTCAAGAAGTACGTTACGGGTCATACCCTGGTAACGAAGCTTAAGCTGGATTGGACCAATCATTCCCTGACCAAGACGAACCATGTAGTTGTCCTTGTCAGCAAGAATTGAAGCCAAACGGCGTTGCTTTTCCTGGTTTGTAGCTGCAGTACGTCCTGTAGCGGTCTTTAGACGGTCCTTTGCCTCGAGAATCTCGGCAACATAGTCGTCAGAGCGCTTGGCAGTGCGTGGAGCCAAGTGTTCGGTGCTGTATGAACTCATTTTAAAAGTTCCTTTCTTAGTTAACGCCAACAGGCACTAGGCGGATAACAATTTGGGTTGGCCCAAGAACGTCAATAAGTTCAGCAACTGGAGTGGCGTTAGCGTTAGGAGCAGCTGAAGTCAGCATTCCCTTAGCAGAACCTGTACCTGCGTACAAGAATGTACGGGCACCAGTTGTTGATACTGAGTATGATTGAGTAGTGTCAAAAGCAGGAGCCGTAATGGTGAAGAAAGCATTCTCACCACCGAGCCATACGGCCCAGGCGTTAACTCCAACTTGAGTCACATCATCAATGTTTGGGTTGCGGTCCAAGCAACTTAGACCAAATGGCTTTGGACTAGTTGATGCACCTGTAGCCGTGTTTCCATCGAATAGAGCAACAGTGTCGGGGCCGGTTCTGTAGACGACCATACCCGAGTAAATGTTACCCGTCTCCGAAGGATCCAGGAAAGTGTTGTATGGAGTAGCTTCGTACTTCTCATACAACGGACTGCACGTACGGTGCACTCCTACGTTGGCAACAGAGTTTAGCTGTAGCATATTTCTTTCTCCTTATGGGATTATTTTAGTGTCATTAGCCAATCGTCAGCCTGTACGGACTGGCGAGTGACAGTTGAGGCAGTCGTCATACGACCCATCTCGGGCAGGCGGTTTGCACCACTAGCCACTTTTTGGCTCCGGGGCTGACGGGCCCCAGACTCTTCGAGCATGTCGAGGCTAGCTTTAAAACCAGCAAGCTTTGCATCTGACATTTGCTCAAACTTTGCAACGTGCTTCATACGGTCATCTTCTGTGACCATACCAAGACGCTCAAGACGCTCTACAACCTGTAGTGCATCGAAAATCTTTTCACGACTTGCTTGAACCGAAGCAACAGTGCCTGCATATGGGGCAAGTGCTGGGTTAGTTCCATCGTAAGGGAATGGGTTACGGTCATCGTCCGCTTGTGGAGTCTTACCGGTTTCTGAACCATCATTGTAGTAGTTTACGTAACCAGCATCTTCGCCGTTTACTTCTTCTGGAACTTCAACGTTGGTAGTGTGGTCAGGAGTAACTGCATCTTGGTAGGTGAAGTGACTTCCTGAATCATCAAGGTTACGAACATCTGTGATTTGGAGTGTCTCTTGGTTACCGTTAGTGGCTTCCTTTGGCTTCTTCTTACCGTCACAGTTCTCAGTCTTGCAACCAGGACCAGAGCACCATTCAGTGCGCTCAGCAAGCTTAGCAGCCTTCTTCTCGGACTTCTTCTTCTTTTTCTTGTCCTTCTTTTCCTTCATTTTTTCTACAAAATCGTCTTCATCTTTGTCATCCTCATCCTTGTCGTCTGAGTCTTCGTCCTTAGAAGCAAACTTATTGATTTCTTCAAGGTAACCCTCAAGGGCCTGAAGTTCTTCGTAAGCCTGCTTGTAATCAGCAGTTACGATAAGGTTGTCTTCGATTTCATTTACTAGACCAGCAACTGTACCTACTGAGTAAACTACATCTTGGTCATTAGAGGCAACACGAGCAAAATCAATTGCTGAAGTTGAGGCTGTGAAAAGGTTTGTGAAGTCGAAGTCAGATTGACTGTCAATAGCGTCACGAATTTCACGGCTTGCCTTGTAAACATTGTAGAGTGTGTCGTCTAGAGTATCTTCAGTTGAAGCATACATTTCACGACCTTCTGGGTAAACAGCACTTGAACCAGGACCACCAACAATTTCACCATTTTCGGCTGCATCAAGGTCTTGAACGTTAAGTACACGCTCTGCTGGGGTATTAGCTACCCAATCGGCCATTTCTTCTGCAGGTGCAGGTGCTTGACTACTTAGACCAAATGGACCATCAAGGTACAAGTTAGTAGTCTGGTCATATGGCATTTGGCGTGGAGTAGTTGAGCCTGGAAGACCTCTCTCCTGCCAAGCATTTTCTGCTTCTTTAACAAGTTCATCGTCAAATCGACTCATTGTTTCTCCTCGTTGGTTTCTTCAGGCTTTTGGCCTTTTTGATTTTGAAAGAATTCATCCTGGGCTACTGCCTGGAGTGCATCCTTACCTCTAGTAACCTTATCTGAAGAAGCAACCTGGTCATCATCTAGCATGTTTCCAATACTAGCTTTCTTGGTCTTCTTCTTAAGTTTACTTTTTTGTTTCTTTATTTTTTCTTTTACTGAGTGTTCAGCGGAAGGAATAAATCTGTTCTTTTTATTTTTAATAAGATCTGGATGTACACCTGTAAAAGAAGGACTTCTGTGATTAAGTTCATCAGGAGGTGTTTCATGTCCACACTGCGGATTTTCGCACTGTATATTGAATCCCCTACGACCACACTTCGGGCACTTCTTTTCTTTTCCTGCTGGTGGAGCCGTAAAGTAATCAGTAAAGGCTAGGCTTTTAAAAGCTGCCTTTTGTTGAATCCCTTGCGACTCTTGCCACTCTTTGATTGCTTCCATGACTTCTGGACTTACAAAAGCACAGTCTTCACAGATACCACCTCGGTAATTAGTCCCCTGGCATTGAGGGCAGTCACCTAGCACAGTAATGTTAATTCTTATAACTTCCAAAGCCTCTTTAATGAGGTTTTCAGAAACTTTCATAATTGGCATTATTGTACGTACTTCTTTTGTAGCAGCCAAGCAGATTCATCGGCTGGGTCAAATACATAACTCAACTCGAAAAAGTTTGGCTTGTGGCAGTTTTCCCAAACAAGGCTTTCCACACGCTTGCCTTGCTTGTAAACAACTACCTTGCGACCTTTTAATGCAGGAATGTGAGTACAGTATTCTGCAGGCTTACTTGCATACCTTCCACAGGCACTACAAGTTGTACCGGCCACATCTGCACCCATACTTACAGCATTTAATCTATCTTCCATAATGGCCTTTGCCAACTTTGGAAAACTTTGAGCATCTACTTCCATAAGGCAATAGACACTAGCATCAACAATTCCACTCGCCAATTTTGTTTCACGATAAATAGCATCCTTGATTACTCCACGAGCTCTCTTTGGATCTTGATTATTGTGTTCAACAAAAACTGGGCGACCAATAAAGGTCTTGTAACCTTGCTTAATCTCATCTACTGGCCAACCATCATAGTTAGCATTTACACGAGAACTAATAGCACGAGCTACAGTATAGACAAAACCCTTTTTTTCTGAAAACTTAAAGTCATCAAAAGTTACTGGGTGAAGGTCAATACTTTCACGCTTACCCAAAGCAGATGTGGATGTACCACCCATCAACGTGACTGTAGGAGCGCCGAATTTAATCATGATATGCATTACCTTGCATAATTAAACAACCCCTTTACATTGTCCCAAACTAGGGATTTTATTGATGTTCATTTCTTCTAGAAAGCAACTCTTTTAATTCACTTAACATTATTTTGTGTTCTTCACTTACACTTAAGTGATAGGCTGCAAGTTCAGCAGCAATTCGGTCTGCTCTTTTGGCGGCGATGAGAAGGATTGCTCCCTGTAAACCAGCGAGGGTTGAGAGCATAAGGTTAAGAAGGATAAACGGGTAAACATCGAAAGGGTGATGTGAGTATCCGTTGTAAAGCATCCATGTAATCATTAAAACTACAAATGCAAAGACAAAAGGCCACGAACCCATGCCATGACGCATAGCGTCTGCAGCTTTTTCCCCTAATGTTCTATCATTTCCAGACCTAACATGTGGGTGATAATCCCAGTGACTTACTTTTTTAATCGTCCGCATCAAGTAAACCTTCATGATAACCTAGATGACGGTTTAAATCACGACCAATACTGTCTACCTTGTGTTCTACACGGTCCCACTGGTCTTTAGAGCTAGAACCACCATTGTTTCGGTGTTGAGAAAGTAGTTGTTCAAACTTGTCATCCATGTCTGCTTTAGTAGCAGCAAGTTCTTTTTCAATTCGACTTAATTCTTTTGAATTGTGATGAGTGAAGTATTTTTGAACTACTTTAGCTAGTGCTGCTAAAGCACCAACGGTGAAAAATGCATTAGCAATATAGCCAAACCAAACATTTGAAGAGTTAAAAAAATTGGAAGCAAAAAACATCTTTACTCTTTAGTATAAATACTATTACTAAGATCTAGGTCATCAAAGTTGCGGGCAAGGGTACCCTCACCTTCTTCAATGATTGAAATCTTTTCAAGATTACTAACTATACTAAGAAATGCCAAAGTAGGTTTTGCAGTCTTAGGAAGTATGGTTGGTTGTTTGTCTAGGAAACGGCTCATTCAGGGTTCTCCTCATTTGAAAACTTATCTAGTCCTGCCCCATCAATCTTAGGGTAGTCCATTCCACCATCACTGCTTGCATGGGCATCAGTATCTGAAGTTGGAACCATAGCATCTGTTCCTTCTATGACTGAAGCCAAGTGTTCTTTAAATTCATCTTCGTTAAATTTTTGATAACTATCGTCAACAATGATTTGCATACCCTTAGCAAGTTTCATACGCTTACGCTTCTTTTGCTCAAAAGGAACTGCAAACTTCATACGGTCACCATAGGTAACAGTTTCAAAAGGTTCATCATCAAAGTCATCATCCCAACCACTTACACTGGCTGTCTTTTTCTTAGGGCCGTTCTTTGGTCCTTTTCGAGTTGACTTAGGTGCGTTCTTCTTTTGTTCGTAAGAAATCTCTGGACGTTGACGTTCTGTCCCACGGTCAGTTTTGTCAGAACCTTTAGTTGCCATTGAAGGATAAACTTCAGGTGTCTGAGTAATGTCATATGGATTGCCAGGTTGAGTCATATTTGGTGCGGCAGGCATACTTGCAAGACCAGCCATTGCACCAGGAGCGAGTTGAGCACCAAGTGATGGGTCCTCAAGAAGCATCATATAGGACTGGTATTCCTGGAAGTATTCTGGTGGGATAGGCAAACCAAGAATAGTAAGTCGTTCAAACAAATCTTTCTTAAATTGTTGTTCTGCAACCACAGTTGCCAACTTCTCATTCTTACGTGCTTCAACTTCATCTTCAAAGTCAATTGGAATATTAACTGCAAGAGTAGCAAGTGAAATTGGGAAACCAGATGCTTGAAGTTGTTGTAGGAATCCACGTTCTACTGTTTCATCACGTAGGTTCATTGAGCGGAACCTTACTTCAGGAATAGCAAGTTTTGGACGTTCCTCCACAAACTCTGCACCTGTTTCTTCATCCACCATTAGTACAGTTTCCATAACAGGAACTCTTTGACCTCCAACATTACGAAACTCATAGTGACCTTGACGTTCTGCCACAGGTTCCATACGTGAACGGATAAACTTTTCAATCTTGTGTTGATATGTAGAAAGCATTTGAGTAATCAACTCACGGTTAAGTGCGCCAGATGCATAAGTACCACCGTTACCACCTTGCAATAGGTCAGCACCAATACCGAATACTTGCATAACCTTTGACTCAACACGCATGAAGTCTTGGTCAAGTCTTGGCATAGATTCACGACCAAAAGCATTTTCAATCTTTAATCCATGGTGATATGTCATCAAACGGAAGTCTGAGTTGATGGCCATTGAAAGGTCATCTCTCAATGCTTGCAATTCAGTTGCATCTGGGATCCATGGACCGTCTTGATCTACGTCCGGGAGGCCCAAAGTAGCAAGAATAAGAGGAGAATAGAGTCTGTCAGCAATAGCATCTTGAGCGGCATTGAGACTTTCTTCCAGCATAAGCATACGAAAAGCACGTAGAAGAATAGGAGTACCATGTTCGCTCCAAGGGTTGGTCTTAAATTTCAACTGCTTCATGATTACATCTGAAACAGGAATTTCTTTATCCTCACGAGCCCATGCAACAACGTCTGGATACAATTGCATAAGCATTGCATACTCTTGAGGTGGATCTCTGCGTTCAATCAACTTCTTGATTTCTTCAGGAACTTTAATGTGATATTGATAAGTTCTTAGTGCTCTGTTCTTTGCAACGATAACATCATTAGGGTTAATAATTTCATCATCTTCCCAAGCACCAATACCATCATGCCATGAACCCATTGCAAATGCTTCACCTACAGTCCAGTGTTCACGACCAAGGTCAAATAGAAATTCATTGTAATCTAGTCCATCAAAGAATAGTTCATTGTAAAACTCAGAGATTCTTTTGTCTGGGTGAACTAGTTCAATATCCAAAAGTGGATAACGAGTATAAATATCAATAAGTGAAGGAACTAGATAGTGGGTGGTGTACATAAGACGAGCCCAGTCACGAATTTTACGTGTTTGTTCGTCCGGGTCCTCCATGTTGAACCACCAGGTACGTTCACGCCAATACTCAAATGGGTCGTGTAACTTAGGCCATGCCCATTGTGCATCTGAACCTGTAGCAGCACCCATTCTACGGTTAGGCGTATTAGCCATACCACTAAGGTCAATCCCACCCATACCACCCATACGAAGGTTATTAAGTCGTTCACGACCTTCTGTAGGCATTGATGCAACATCATTGAATAATGAACCATTCTTAGCATTATTCAACATATCTCTAGCAGCAACCCTACGTGTTATTGGGTTTCTAGGAAGAGTTATACCAGCTTTCCTCATATTATTGAGTTCAGTCTGGGCACTCCAGTCCTTATTAGCCATTGGGCTAGTCCTATTCTATTCCACAGCAGGGAATTCCAGGAGCCTTTTCAAATCCACAATTACTGCAGAATGCGGGCCCTCCACCAAGCATAACAATGTCTCCGCCTGACTTGTTTTGGTCAATTGGCAAACCGCTTAGAGTGTGATTTGCACCTACTCTACGAACAGCTGCTTGACGAATGTTTTGTTGACGTTCCATTATTACTTCTCCAATTATATAATATTAATTACCGAGGAATGTACGGTTTGCGTTAAGATTTGAATATGGTGTACTACCACTAGTAACAGTAACTGATTGATAACCACTAACTACTGTACCACTAACAATAGAAAGGTTTCTAACATTTTGAATACTCATTTGACCAATGTTACCGTTAGCATCAATAGCATTGTTACCAATACCCATTGCACTATAATCAACATACATACCTGGAATGGCCCAGTTGACAATACCTGTACCACCACTAGCAGTAATGCGATAAGCTAGTTTTGGATTTTCAACTGTACTTAAAGTATTGTTTAGAGTAAAGGTTTGATTACCACTTGTAGTTGTAATGGTTCCAGTTGCAAGTGTATTCCAGTTGGTCGAGTTATAGTTGGTATTTTGATAGAATCTATCATTACTACCCTGTAGTTGGAAGAAGCAAGTTCCACTAAATCCAGCTGTAATCCAAAGATCTACATAAAGAGTTTCCATATCTTGAAGACTTACATTTGGTTCTGGGGCACAAACATAACTTACATCAGTAACACCATTACCATTGACATTCAAGTTGAGTCCTGGTACTGCTGAACCAACTGTTCCGCCTTGCCACTTACCATTTACATTTTGTTGTGGCCAAGGTGGTGTAGCACCACTAACAACACTACTAGAGTTAACTGTAGTTGCTGTTCCTGTTACTGCATTATTTGGTCCAATACTAGTAACTGTATTGTAAGTATTGTCTCCATTACCATAAATAGTATTAAATTGACCTGTAGGCCAAACTTTTTTACTTTGTAATGGGCCTTTACCTTCTGCTGCCTGCATATTTGCTCCTAGAGACTTAAGTAGTCTACATCAATGTCATTTCCACCTGTTTCCTGCAAAAACTTTAAAGCATTACCTGAGAAGTCATCTAAAGTGAGTTCTTCATCTTGGGGTTGTTTCTCTTCCTCTACAATCCTAGGTCTTTCAACTTTTGGTGCAGGAGTAGGGACTGGGGCAGGAACCTGTACCTTGATATTTTCAATCTTGGTTTCTAGAGATTCTAGTTTTTGCAATACAGGTTCTAATGCTTTTTGTATTGCTTCTTCGACACTAATTTCAATGTCTTCTATCTCTAGTTGTTCTTCAGTTTCCTTGTGAACAAGTTTTTCTTTTAACAATTCAACCGCATTACTCCACAGAGTTGGTGTAACTTGGGAACCAGTAAGTCTTGCCAACTTACCTGTGGAGTTGTCCCATTCAAAATCATATTCCCTGCCAGAATAGTCAGTAATTGTTCCATAAGTCATCCAACTTAAAGAACCCTCCACCACTATACTGTTTATCCCCACCAGATTTTGTTTCTTAGAATCTAGTGAAGCTTCAAGGATTGGAGTTTGACTCACAATCTTAGCTTTACGTGTTCTGAACATTTTTACTTCTTAACGACCAACTCGTAATCGTTCTTGCGTTCTACACTTGCAGTACGGTCATCCCAGATAACAGCAAATTCAGCGTCACCTAGTGCAACAACTGTTCCTGCAATCTTTGACTTTGAAGTCTCAGCATAAACACGACTACCAACAAGGGTGTCTGAGCTCAACTTAGCAAGTACACCGAATGTAGCATTCTTGTGAGCTTGGCGAGTGTTGAAACCCTTTGCTTGCTTTGAAGCCATAGTAGGCTGACCATATGGTGCAGTCTGTTGTGCTGGGTTAGTGTCGTCTCTTCCGTGAGCTTGACCTGAAGCATTATCACGGTCAATTTCTGAAGCCCAATCACGTCGCCAGTCTTGCTCTACTTGCATATTGCGTTGAGCATCGTTGCTGTCTGCATCAATAAAGTCACCTGGTAGTTGTTCTCCTGGTGCAATAAAGTCTACATCAACTGGACTAGGACCTTCAAAAAGGTCTGCAATTTTAATATTTAACTTTGGTTCCATTTTCTTTCTCTTTCTTTAAAATAGAGATCTATTTGCTTATTTGATTTCTAAGGGGTTTTACATTTATCATCTAGGAGGTTTAGCAGTACCATTTTCATTTAGATTACTAACCTCTGTTTCTGTTGCTGGATCTTCATCAAGCATTCCTTCTGCAGCCTTATGTTCCGGTAGCCCCATTGAACCAATTTGTTTAGTATTGCCAGGAGCTCCTTGATTTACAAGGTTTGAAGGTTTACTTGGAGTTTTAATACCAAGTTCTCTATTAACTCTTTTTGCACCAGGTTGGCTTCCCATACCCCAGTTGTAACTTCCTAAACTAATAAAATCTGCATCTACAACATTTGGTCCACCAAATTCAAACTTGAATCTATCAGCAAATGAGAATGGGTTGTCACAATCTTCATGAGCATATAATGGCCTTCCATCAGGTGCAACACTTGTTTGCACTATTGGACCTCTGCCATTAACATTACTAGCATCTTCACAGAATCTGCAAGAAGGTGTAGGTTCATATGATTCATTAACATGAGTATATGCAAGTTTATTACTTGTTTTTGGTTCTTCTTTATTAATAAGTTTTTTCAAAATACTCTCCTCTTGAGATTCTGGCTTTTCAGGAGTAAAGCCACGAACAAACCCTTCAGGTGCAGACTTAAGACCACCTTCACCAATTGTTGATGGATTTTCTAATTGGTCTACAATAGATGCATAAGCAGGTAGTGTTCTATTCTTTGTGTGTTGTCTAAGTCCTAGTGGGTTTTTAAAATATGTTTGTCTTGAAAGTAATGCAGGTCTACTACCTACAAGACTACCAAGTCCAGAAAAAATAGATTTTGCTTTTCCTTTACCTTGAACTTCAGAACTTGCATAAAATCCTGTGCTTGCTGAATCTGGTACGTGAATACATCTTGAAGCTGGTACAGTAATGCCACCTTGAAGACCTCTAAGTCCTGAAGTTGTCCACTCAGGGTTAGGTGCATTTAATGAATTAAAGTTAATTTGACTTCTGTGTCTTTTTTGAATTGTTTCTTGACTTGTTGAAACCCAAGGGATAACTTTGTATAGTGGTTCACCCTCATGAAAGCCACTAGTAACTGTATTTTCTGGGATTGTGCAACCTGCTGCATGTTCACCACCACGACAATTATCATCGTGGAACTTAACAGGGCATCCTTCTTTGTGAGTTGTACCTTCACCACATATTTCATGGTGTTTTGCAATTAATTCAGGAGAAAGACTCTTAACACCAATTTCTGCATTTCTAGGTGCTGTACCAACTACCAAACCTACGTTGTGGGCACCCCTAGGAAGGCCTGGGATTGAACCATCATGATTAACAATTGTAACAACGTGACCAATTGGGTTTCTACCATGTTCATGACACTGTTCTCTTGGGTCATGGTCAAATTGTGAAAACAATGGGTGGTGCTCTTCAGGCATTTCAGTAGGAGCAATTCTAATTGGCTTAGGATTCTTTTGTTCCTGATACCATTCATGCATTTGGTCTCTAGAAATGCCTCTGTCTTCTGCCTCACTAGTAATCCAGTTTTCTTCTTCTTCTTTACTAATCCCTACAGGCAATCTTGTGGTGTCACCATTTGCACTTTGTTTAGTAGCACAAATACCATTCTTACCACATACACAACTTTCTGGGTGGTGAGAAGTTTTAATTTCATTTGTTTGATAAAAAAGACTTGTTGCTTCTTGATTATTAATTCGTTCTTCTTGTTTACGAAGTTTAAGTTCTTCTGGTTTACCTTTGAACTCACCCTTGTCTCTAATCATCCTAGAACGGTCAGTATCAAACAACCAAGTTGGGACCGGTAACCTTTGAGTTAAACCATAAATTCTATTACGTTCTTCAGTTACTGAAGGGCCTTTTCCTGAACTTGAAGAACCGCCGGTTAAACTGTCTAACTCTTCAGGAAGCATTGGTCTTTTGGTCACATCACCTTGAGAAATAATTCTCTGTACCGGATCTTTTGACCTTCTTCCAGTTCCCCTACTTTTTGTTTCTTTAGCCTTTTGAATTAATGATGTTAAAAGTTCACTACTTGGGCCTTTTATTGCTTTATCAACAAGAGCAGGGTTAATGTTGGGTTTTCTTTGTCTAGGCACTATTCCCCAGCCTTAGTTTTATTAATTATTCCCTTGATAAATTCAGAAGCAGCAGAATCTTGTTTTGGCCCAGTAGAAATATTTCTTTCTTTCTTTTTTGGACCCATCATTTCTTTTTCTATATTATTGTTTTTTCTATAGTTTTCTTCAAGGCCACCAGGTGCTTCTGTTCTTACATTTCCTGCAGGTGAACCAAAAGCATGTGCATCTGACCATAGGTCATCAAGGTCATTTTCAACATATGGTAGGTGTGCTGTGCAAAGGGTAGTAAAAGAACCTGTAAGGTGTCTAGGGTCGGCAGCTACCAACTCATGACTACAAGGTACTTTATTCCCATTCTCATCAGAAAACAATCCTTGTGCGGAACAAGTATCGCCTATTTTAACCTGACCAGAAATGAGTCTATCGTTACCTCTAAGACTTCTAATAGAGGTTATAGTTCTCATTCGTTAAACTATTCTTTACCCAATAGCCTATTAACAATGTCTGCACCAACTTGATTTTTTGTAGGTGCCTTAGGTGAAGGTGATGACTTGGCTCTTTCAATTTTTTCAGCACCGACTCTTGATTGTCTGTCTGCTTCAAAGCCTGCTAGCTTTTGGCGAAGTGCTTCACCAGTTGCCTTTATCTTGCCTACACCCTTAAGGAAACTAAAGGTAGGTGCATCACTTTCATTACCCCATGCAACAGGGCGTAGTCTTGCGGTTACACCATTTCCTGCAGAAGTTCCATCAGCTAATCCACCTGTCATACCTTTTTGTGCATCAGTAGCATTGTACATAGGTGCCATTGTAGCAACAGGAAGTACACGACCACTACCGGCTTTTCCTTCTTGGCCTGGAACTACTTTAGCGTAGTTAGGGTTTGTCTTTTCTGAACCTGTTAAGTCACGAGGTCCGTTTTCTAGGATTTCCTTAACGTTTTCACCCTTACCACGGTTTCTTGCTACTTCATTTTCAAAGTGACCAAAGTCTGGAGTTGAAGGCCAAATTGTAAAGTTACTAACCTTACCAACACCGTGACTAGCTCCCATTTCAGTATTCATACCTGAACCAGATTGTGCAGATTCACGTCCTCTTTCAAAAGTTTCGATAGGCTTTCCACGACCTTCTTCTTCTCTCTTAAAAGCAGGAATACCTAGTTCTGGCACACCTTTTTCTGCAATTTGATTCATTACAGTTTCAATCTTGTCGTGATCTTCTTGAGGTAGAATGTGAACTCTGTGACTTGCAGCAAAAGTAGAACCTTCTTTTCTTCCACTAAGTTTTGGATAAAGACTTCCATCAACACTCATTGCTGCTGTTTCTTGAATACCAATGTGACGGCCACCAAAAGCATCATCTGGTGAGTGAGTGCAACCTGGACTACCGTGGTGGGTGTGACCAGTGCAAATCAATGGTGATGTTTCTGCATCTCCACCAAGTTGTGAACCACCAATACGACCCAAAGTAGCATCAATTACATTACCAGAAGAGTCATGCTTTGTAATCATTGCCCAACGGCCTGCTTTTGCTTCATCTTGCATTTCTGGGCGGTCTGCTCTTCTATCTGCATATTTAGCTGCAAGTGCTTTAGCAGTATCAGCCCCAAGTCCACTTGAAACTCTTGTAGTAGAAGTAGCACCTGGTACTGCATCATTGTGCATAGCAAAACCAAGTCTAACTTTTAGTCCTGCAATCTTTTCTTGAATTGAACCCTTTCTCTTCAAGTGCTTAGAACAAATGTCAAGGTGACCACGAACATCATCTGCTCTTTCACCCTCGTGAAGTGTTGCACCACACTCATCACACTTGGTGTCTTTTTTACCAGCGTGTGCTTCTACAGTTTTAGAAGACTTTCTTGGGATGAACTCACCACCAAGGGGACTGTGTCCAAATATAGTTTTGCAATCTTCACACCTAATAGGTGCTGGTCCTCCACGACTAGAGTGCATTTCTGCTCTACCACTACCACAATTTGGGCAGTTAAGAATACCTAACTCAGACTTGCAACCTGGGCAAATGTGGTTATTTTCATAATCAGGGTTATTTGCAGTGTCTGGGAAAGTTACATAGTTACTTGAGTCAGTCGGTTTTAAACATTCTTCACCTTCACCAAGATCCCCAAACCAGCCACACTTACCACTAAAGTTAGCAGTCTTAAGACTAGATTCTTTTAAATTATCAGTTTTAGAGGCAGTACGCCCATGTTCAGCACATCGGTCACTGTGGCTTTCTTGTACATCATTATTGCAACCAGGAGAAGAACATACAGAATATCTCTTGGTAGCATTAATAGCTGTACGAAGAGCATCTTCATGGGCTTCATCACTATTAAAATGGTGGTGGCTTAACTCTACTTCATTAACCACTGCATCATTAAGTGGATAAAAGTTTTCATTTGGTCCCGTCTTAGCGTGACCACGAACTGCAGTTCTCCCATCTCCTGCAGTATATGTTAGCGTACCAATATGGGTTACTTTACCAATAGGTTCATGCAATCTATAGGTACGAGATGAATAACTTTCTACACCAGGGCGGTCCTCAGAAAAACGATGCTCTGGAAGTTCTGTTGCTAATTCTTCAATACTAGATACTTTTAAATTACCAGCTACATTGCACTGAGAGCAATTGGCGTGGCGAATCTTCCACTCTTCGTGAAGTGCTCTTACTAGTTTAAACTTGCTATCACTTACAGTTGCCATCTTACGGCGAGCTGCACTCTCAATATCTGCTTCCATCATTTGGCAACGAAGTGCAAATTCTTTATCAGAGTGGGCAAGAAAAAGAAAATCTCCCGCCTTTGTTAGAACCTCATGCTTAGCGGTTACTAGATTCTTTCCGGCTGTCTTAGCATTGTAGACAGTATTAATTGAATCATCAAAATCAAAGACGGATGTCATATTGGGTCTGGCTCCTGTACTGTCCTCGGTATGAGGACGCTGAACTATACACATACTAAGTTTAAGAAACAGATTGTTTTAAATGTTTCTTTTCCAGATTTTTTAAGAATTAATAGTTCCGAAGCCTGGACTCGAACCAAGACTAAGAGATTCAAAGTCTCCTGTGCTGCCATTACACCACCTCGGAGTGGCTCCCCAGCCTGGACTCGAACCAGGAACCCGCTGATTAAACGAATTACCATATGAGGAAATTGCTCCGCCCCCGGGACTCGAACCCAGATCTGACAAGTTAACAGCTTGTTGCATTGCCATTATGCTAGAGCGGAAGGATTATTCTGTAAATACTTTTCTACAAATTCTTTTTTATTTTCGTACCACCCTAACTGTCTATTACAACTAGTACAAAGTAAACCTCTAATTTTTCCTGTTTTATGGTCGTGGTCAATACTTAAATTTTTATGTACTGTAGAACCTATTTCTGATTTACAGATAGAACACTTTTTATCTTGAATTTTTAATAGTTTATAATAAATTTCTGGAGATTCATAGTTTATATTATTTTGTCTTAGTCTATCAACTATCCTTTTGCACTCATTACAAGAAAGTGAGTAATTTCTAGTTTCAGAGTTACACCATTTACAATTATAAATCTTAGGAGTACTTGGATTCCTTTTTACTCCTAGAGTAGAATGGCTTTGACAACAGTATCTTTTGGACCCCTGCCTAATTTGGTAAGGGTACCTTAAAAAAGTATTATTGCAGCCCTCTAGTTCACAAACCCATAATGTAGATCTCATACTCAAACCTTAAATAGTAGATACCACTATAGTAGCTTTGACTTTGAGTTACATTGTCAGCTGCTCTGCCAATTGAGCTACCAGGGAATAAAACTATTTTCTGATTACAAACAATAAGTCATCATATCGACCAAGATTTTCTCTTAGGTCAATACACTCTGTCTTATCTTTATACTCATCAGGAGTTGCATCTAGCAATATTGGGAACCAACTAGTGTCTTGAACGTCTTCTAGTACCATTACTCCACCTTCTTTTAGTTTAGGCAAGTAATATTCAATGCACTTTTTTAGAGTTTCAATAGTGTGAGGACCATCATCAATAATAATGTCATACTCACCCATTTGTTTTACAGCATCTGGGTTGTAGGCATCACAGATACCAATTCTTACTCTATCTAGGTCACGATACTTGTGATTAATGTTATCAACAATGTCTAGGCCTGTAATCTGACCCTTAGTAAAATACTTACTCCATAGTGCAAGAGATGCCCCACCATAGATACCAATTTCTAGTAACTTAATTTCTTTGTCTTGGTATTTTTTAAACTCTTCATTATAGAATCCTTTAACAAAGTCATGTTCACCTTCGTAACCACCTTTATCG